AACAGGCTCCAATTGTCACGTAGCGTAATAGAATCGCAGCTGGTTCTGACCCAGAAGATTGTAGGTGCAAGTCCTACCGTGACAACCAATTTTATGTCTCGTTGGTCGAGTAGTTAGGCAACTGTCTGCAAAACAGTATTAGGTTGGTGCAAATCCAACACGGGACTCCAATTTATAAAACCCCAGACTAAAAACTGGGGTTTTTTTATTTACATCTTATGATACTTATTCATATACCATGAGAATTGTAGGACGAAATAAAAAGGGGCAAAAAATACTGATAACGGTTCCAGATTTAGATGATCCTGCGGTTATCATGGAGGCAGCAAGGGCAGCACAATCAGCAGCAAGAATGGCAGCCTTATCTACGGTAAACCAAGCATGCGCAGACGGATCTGGAGATGGTGAAGGAAGTAGCCCTGGATCAACACCTACACCTACTCCAACTCCGACAGCTACTTCAACACCAACACCAACCGCTACTTCGACCCCAACACCAACGCCTACAGCTACTCCGACAGCTACGCCTACAGCTACACCTTCAGCTCCAACAGCTACGCCAACCCCAACACCTACAATTACTCCAACACCTGACCCTGATTCTATCAGAGCACAGTTAACAACTAGTGTAGCATCTTACGATTCAGCAACTGTTGGTAACTGGGTTAAGGTAACACAAACGGAATATAATAGCGTGGCTGCTAATGTGACCGGTGCTACTAAGAAAGGTAACAGTGATGCCCAAGTTAATACAAGAGCAGGGGCAACAACCGTATCAACATATTGGGTATCATATGGAACTATTGGATCTCCATCGTTCCAAATTGACACTGGTGAATATGTGATTGCGTTGATATCTGAAGCTTGGAACCAAAATACTGGTCAAACAACACTTGGGTATACAACCACTTTTAATGGTAATACAATTACTCAAATAGGTGGTAACACAGCTGGAACATCTACAGGTGGCACTAGAGATTATTATGTAAGAAAAGCTCCAACAGATGCTGCTACAGAAACTAGATATCCAGTTATGAAGATGAGTGTATCTCCAAATGCAGTCCCAGGTTGGTCTGGATATTATACCACAAATGATGGTTCAACTTGGACTCCTCTTTCAAATTTCCCAGTTAACGCTTCAAAAATTCAAATCATCACAACTTCAACAAAGACTTGGTAATATAATGGAAAAAAAATCATTATATAGTATTTTTATTGATATGAAGACAGAAATAGACCGTCATAAATGGTTTGAAAGTGAAAAAAATCACCACGATGTTGGTTTTGAATATGCGTTGACTGATTGGGTTCAAAAACATAGGCTTGATTTTATTAATAATTTAAATTGCGAACCAAATGAAAAAATTAAATAAAAATAAATCTTTGGCATTTACATTGATAGAATTATTGGTAGTAATTGCTATAATTGCAATATTGGCAGGTATGTTATTACCGGCTTTGAGTGGTGCTAAAAGTAAAGCTCAACAAATAAAGTGTTTGAATAATAGTAGACAATTGGGTATTGCTTTAGAACAATATAAAATTGATTATAATGATAGTATACCACCAAGGAGTTTAACTAATCAATGGCCAGTTGCATTAAAACCATATTATGAAAGTCAAAATGTATTGGTTTGTCCAGTGGATAAGTTTACAAATAATTTGGTTGAAACAAATGCAAATAGAGTCAATAGAAGTTTTATAATAAATGGATTTGACGATTATTATTTCGAATTATTTGATGGTGACTGGGATGTTCTGGAAGAACCAGTAAAGGCAAGTTCAATACCATTGGTTAGCGAGACGATTGTGTTTGGTGAAAAGTTGGGTAAGTCAAAACATTTTTATATGGATATTTTTGAGGGACAAGGTAATGATGCGACTGAGTTAGATTTCAAGAAACATAATGGTGGGTCTACTTATATTTTTGCTGATAGTCACGCATCTTATTTAAAATTTCCAAAAGCATTTCAACCAGAAAACAAATGGGCGATTATAACCACGTATCGAACCAATTATAATCTTTAATTTTTTACCAAAACAATTATATTTATAAGAATAACCAAGTAAGTATTATGGCAAAATTTAAAAACTTAGCAAAAGATCAATTTATTCAACAATTAATACAAGAATTTGTTGAATCACAACATCAATCAACTAAATCAGTGTTGTGTGAAGGATTGGATATCAAATCAAATCTATATCACGCTATTCAATTGGGTGAACAAACTGGTAAACAAATACAAGTTGATATTATCAATGAATATTTGAATCAACATCCAGTATTGAAAGAAGATATTTTTCAACGTGGTTTAGCCAAGACAAAAGCATGGTTGACCACACCGCTTGGTAAAGGTTTTGGTCAATCTAAAGACACACAAGTAATTCAAAATCTATTTGGCGCATTAAAGAAAAATACTGAAAAAATTGTCAGTTCTGGTCCAAGTCCATATGCTCCATCCGAAGAAGATGTCAAGAATAGTCCAACTCAAATTGGCCAAATTGGTGCTTTAATTGGTAAAAGATTTGCTGCTCTTCAAAACAATCCAAAACTAAATGCTCCAGCAACACCAGCTGAAATTCAAGCTGGTATGGGTCGTATTGAAGGTTTAATTTCCAAGATTCGTTCTAGTGGCATGGTTAAGGGTGTCGATAACATATTGGATGAAATTGGTATTTTTGCTAGACAACATCCAATGTTGACCAACATGATTGTTGCCGGTTTGGTTGCAGTATTGACAATGACTACTGGCGGCGGTTTATTTGGTATACCAATGTTAGGTAAGTTTTTAGTCGGCACAGCATTGAGAACTCTGATTGGTGTATTGAAGGGTGAAAAAGCAACACAAGCAGCTGCAAAAGCAGCAGTAGTATCAGGTGCAGGTATAGCAATTGGCAAAATATTGGGACTATTTTATGATAAAATCGCAGGTTGGTTGTCTGGTCCAAGTGATGGATCTGCATTGCCGCTGCCACCAAAGCCAATTCCAGCTCCTACTGCACCAGAACAACCTGGGTTTGATACAAGTAAAATTATTCCGGGTAGTGCAAACGATCCAAATCAAGGTATGTATGGTGGCGGGTCTGTATCTTCACCAGTTCAAGGTCAATGGCAATCGGGATATATAGCGCCTGAAGACATGAACAACAGAGGTTTTGGACCAGATACAGAGATGAACTACACTTCTACTGCAAATCCACCACCTGTAGCTCCAGCCCCAACTGGCGTCGGCGCAATTCCACCAGGCGGAACATTGCCTCCAGAACCTCCTCCAGTAACAGGTGTTGATATCCAACCAACTTTGACAGATCTACGTCCAAAACTTGATTCTTTAGCTAAATTAGCAAGTTCGACAGATGTAAGAGGTGCTACTGCTCCGGCCGCAAGACAAGCTGTTCAAAACTGGGTTGCTGGTATTAGTCAACCAGAAGCTCAAACAATGTTGGCAGATCCTAATGTAACAAATCAATTGGCACGTAAGGGTGCTTTGGGATTGTTGAAGAAGAAATTTGGTCTACAAGAAAGTGAAATTGATTTGTTAAAAGCTGAATTGATGGGTAGCGCTATTGCATTGACCGAAGCAAATCCATTTACAGCAGCCAAGAATTTCATGACTGGTGGACCAGCAGTGGGTGGCAAAAACGCACGTTTGGATTATAAACAAGTCGAAAGTGACTATTTGAAGTTCTTGAACAACATGGAAAGTAGTTTAGGTCTTAAGACCGAAAAAGATATTCTTGATACTCTTAAGAAGTATGACAAGACTTTTCCAGGCATATATGATTATGTGATGAAGGTTCGTAATTGGTTATATGGTGCTACACCGGAATCCAATAAACCACAACCAGAATCAGTTGTTGTTCCGCCAGAAGAAGTTCCTACTCCAACTAATCCAAATCCAAGTCCAACCAATCCTACAAAGCCTGAGGATAATCCAAATAAACCAGAAGCACCAACACCTGGACCTGGCGGCGGATATTCAAACAAAAATCTAGCAAAGTATTTGACTGCTTTGAAAGGCAGTCCATTATTTGCTGGTAATTTACAACAACGTGTAGTGGGCATGCTTAAGGCATCTGACAATCCAAATAGTCCAGAAGCAAAAGCAGGCATGGCTACATTAAAGACCTTCTTGGTAAATTTCAGCAAAGCTATTAGTGAAGCTTCTGCTCAATATCGTCAAAAGGTCGGAGATCCTAATGCTGTTCGTAAAGAAGTTGAATCAAATCCAGCATTTGCGGCCTTGGCTGAAGCAGCTGCTGATTTATTGGCACAAAACAAAGAAAGACAAGCATTCTTGGGCGAATTTAATGCTGCTATTCCAAATCTAGTTGGTGCAACTGTTGAACTACGTCAAATATTCAACAAGAACAATCCAAATAGTATTTATAACTTTGAAGAAAAGCCTACAGAACCCGCACAACCTCCAAAACTTCCAATGCCTGCACAAAAACCAGGTTTGAAGATTGCTCCTCCCGTAATTGGTGGTCAAAAAGGATTGCCTGCTGGTTTTACGCCAAAGGTCACTGAAGATTTGGAAACCCGTGGTAAGGCTGTTACGCCAAATCCAGGCGCATCTGGTAACTTGACTGCTCCAGATATTGCTAATGCACGAGGAATGTTTGCCAAGTTGATTGATCTGGGTCCAATTCTACAAAAAGTTAACCCTAACAGTTTGGACAAAGCTTCCTTGAAACAATTGATCATTACATTCTTGGATATTGGTGATGTCTTGGTTTATAAGAAGGGTAGTAAAAAGACCAACAAAGCAGTTGATGCAGCCCTTCAAGGTTTGGATATTCTCGGATCTGGTGGTGCACCTGCTCCTCAAGCACAACAAGGTGGATTTAAACCTAAAGAAAAGACTTTGGTTATAGCTGGACCAGAAGAAAAACCATTGACACCAAAAGCTGTTTATCAATATTTTGGTGATAAATGGAATCTTGTGACAAAGACTGGTCTACAACCACTTGATGCAAAGGGTGCGGCCAATAAGATTGCTAAGTTGAATGCAATTGCTAAGGATGGTAGAAACGACTATGACAAAGCAATTCAATTGATGAAGACTAACAAGAATGATAAGAGCAAAGGTATTAGTTATGATCTAGGTAATCAAATTAAAGAAGGATTATACGATCTTAACGATTACAGAAAGTTCTTTATTTGATACAACGTTAAATTATTCTAGAAATACACCTACTTTTACGGTGGGTGTATTTTTTATTTGTTGACATCTTAGCATAAACAAGTATACTGAGGAACATAGTATGAATATTAATATAAGTAAACAAGAATTGGCTTCATTGGTTTTTACTGAACAAGTTAAGACCAATGTTGAAAATACTTTGAAATCCCATTATGGAGTTAAAAATGTTAATTATCGTTTACTAAATTACGGTATGGGAATTGAAATAAGTGGTAGCGATAGTTTTAACTTTATAAAAGGAGCTGTTGTAAAAGTTACAGGATTACCATCTGAAACGTTTAGCATTATGTCTGAAGATAAACAGAAATGTTCTGCTTTTTATGTTTACATGCCTGAGAAAGATAGAATGATTCATAAACGCATACCTAAAGATAAAATTAAGTTCTAGATATATTCTGTGATATTTATTAAGACCAACTTAATGTGAAAGGATTTTTATGTTCGGAATTATACGTAGAGTTTTTAATAAAATTTTTGGAAGTAACAGTGGGTGCTGTAAACTTTCAAATAACGGCGAACTGACTAATGAGTTGCAAAAATCATATGTTACACAGAAGTCATATGCCAGTTCAAAGTGAATAAAGTAAAATAAACAAATAGAAGGAAATAATAAAATGAAGAAATTAGTATTGTTGGTAATGTCACTGTTTGCTGCATTGTCAGTCGCACGTGCCGCAGATATTGCAAACCTCTCTTTGGAGGGTGGTTACAATAACTATTATGTTGTCAATGGTGTTGCTTACGCACAAGATCTCCCATACGCAAGTATTGGAGCATTGAAGTCATTCAAGTATGCTGATGTATATGTTGGTGGCACATTGTTGGCAAATGGTAACCAAGATCAATCTCACTGGTTGGTAGGTGCTGGAAAGAACCTATATACTTGGAATCAATTCACTGCTCGTCTAGACGGCAGTGTTATTCGTCACCAAACTGGTGGTAGCATTCTAGGTAATTCTACCGAAACTGGTGTAAAGTTGGCTCTACAAAACCCATGGGTAACTCCATATGTTCGTGGCGCTTTCAACTTTGAGTTGCACCAGAATGCTTACTTTGTTGGTGCAGAACGTGCTCAAAAACTACCATTTGGTTTGGTTTTGACACCTGCTGTCGAATGGGGTAAGTCAACTAGTTATGAAGCTTTTAACGCTAAGGCTTCTTTGACTCGTCCAGTAACTTTTGCTTGGGGTTCTGTAACTCCATTTGCTGAAGTTGGATGGTTCCATAATGGAACATTTGAAGCTGCATCAAGAGCATTTGCTGTCAATCGTTTTGATAATGATGTAGTTTACAGTGCTGGTTTGAAGTTGACCTTCTAATAGTCATTTTAAATAAAACCAATACAGACCGCTGGGTAATACCGGCGGTTTTTTTATTTAAAAATTTCATTGAATTTCAATTTAAAACACTATATATTAGTAGAAATATGATTTTATCATCACAACCTAGTCTAGTAAGTCAAGCCCCATCGGGGTATTGATGACGAGGTTGTTTGCTTCTAAAAGATTCAACCCGTCATCCAAAAAAGATGATGGGTTTTTGATTTTAGGCGTTGACAATAAGAAAAGGTGTGGTATAGTGATTATATGTTCGGGGTTGAAACTCTATCTGGTGTCCCCAACGAAAGTTAAAACACTTGATCGGTCTGAGGGTGATATGCTCGGCGCAGAACCCGACTGGCGATAACTGGATTAAGAAAATAATAATTTTTAAATGGGCGGGTAGCTCAGTGGTAGAGCACCACGTTTACACCGTGATTGTCGGAGGTTCGATCCCTTTCCCGCCTACCATTTTAATATCGGAGTGTAGCTCAGCTTGGCTAGAGCGCTTGCTTTGGGAGCAAGATGTCGTAGGTTCAAATCCTATCACTCCGACCAATTTCGGGCGTATGGTGAAATGGCAGACACGCGAGTCTTAGAAGCTCGTGGAGAAATCCGTGGGGGTTCAAGTCCCTCTATGCCCACCAAATTAAAAAGTGACTTTAAAATCATATTTGGTCGTATGATCATTGAGTGTAATTGACCTTTCGGGTGTAGTCACACATACCCAGTTTTTAATTCCTTATGGAAGGGTGGCTGAGTGGTCTAAGGCGGTGGTCTTGAAAACCGCAGGGGTGTAAAAGCCTCCGGGGGTTCGAATCCCTCTCCTTCCTCCAATTTTACGGAAAGGTGTCTGAGTGGTCTAAAGAGACAGTTTGCTAAACTGTTGTGGGCTTAAACACCCACCGAGGGTTCGAATCCCTCCCTTTCCGCCATTTTATATGGGCCAGTAGCTCATTTGGTAGAGCGTCTGCTTTGCAAGCAGAATGTGGCAGGTTCGAATCCTGTCTGGTCCACCAATTTTAACGCGGGTGTGATGTAACGGTAGCCTACATCCTTGCCAAGGACGATGAGAGGGTTCGATTCCCTCCACCCGCTCCAATTTATTTATGAAAGTAGCAATATGTTTTAGTGGAAAATTTAGAAACAATTACAAACGAAGTTTTGAGTCATTGAAACGCAATTACTTAGACAAGTATGATTGTGATATTTATTTTCATTCATGGTCTGATCCACAACAAGAAGATGTAATAAACTTATATCGACCAGCTAATTATAAAATTGACGATCAAATTGAATTTGACGAAAGAGGATTGAAATGTAATATTTGGTCTAATACATCTATTCATAATAGTTTATCCCAATATTATTCACTTAGACAATCTTTTTTGGTTGTTAAAAAATCTAACAATTATGATTTTGTAATTAGAACACGGTTTGATTTAAATCATGATAATCTTGTATACGATCTAAATAGTTTAGATAAAAACGTTATAAATTTACCAAAGTGGTCAACATGTGTTGATCCAAGAGTATGTCATAGAGGATACTGTGATGTGTTTGCCGTGGGTAATATAAACAACATGGAAGTATACAGTAAAATATTTTCAAATTACATATACTACATATTTGCTGACATGGAATATAGAAATTATTTACGTGGACCAAATTGGCCTGGTCAAGATTCACCACTTAGAAATGAATATGTTGTTAAATGGCATTTAAATAAAAATAAAATTCCAGTTAACGAAATGGATCTGACAACCACGACACTTAAAACAATTATTCGTTAATAATTTTTCAACTGGAAATTTGTGGTAATGTAGGAAACTTTGAATCTTCTTGTAAGACCGATCAATTTTTTAATATAAAGGAATATTATGGGATTTAAAAGAGTAAAAGCACATAGCAGAAAAGGTCATAATAGAACAATTAAGACCAAGACAGGAACAAAGACAGTCAGAGTGAAGGCTTCTAAAACCGTTCACTCTAAGAGAAAGAAAAAATAAGTTTATAACTGGGGATTTGCATAATGGTAGTGCGGAAGACTTTGAATCTTCTTGTAGGGGTTCGATTCCCTTATCCCCTGCCAATTTATTCGGGATGTAATGTCAAAAGTAGACGGCCTGTTTTGGAGACAGGAGGTTGAGATTGCGAAATTCTCCATCCCGACCATTTTGATTGTTAGTGTATAGAATTATAGCACGATACCCGTAGGAGGGTATAGGAGACTGACGTTGACGAGAGAGACATTTGGAACGCTTAGTGAAATCCTCGTATATTCGCAAGTCACGGTCATCCAATTTATAAATCTTGTGGTGGTTTAGCCACGGCGTGAGGGACACGATACACCCCTGTATGTCTGACCCGGACGAATCTGTTCCAGATAGGATAGGGTTGATTTTATGAGTATTTATACTGAATTAAATTATCGTCTATACAGAGATGAAACTCCATATTCAAATTGTGAAGTAGAAAAGTATATAGACAACAATTATCCACATACAAATATTGATTCAACACTTTTAGATTGTTTGTTCGAGCATTTTAAACCAAATTTTGTATTGGAGATTGGTTCGATGGTTGGCAATAGTTGTATAAAGATGTTGGAGTCATTTAAGACAGTAGAGTTAAATGATTCGTATGTAGTTTGTATAGACCCATTTACAGGTGATGTAAACATGTGGGATTTGGAATATACTTTACAAGATTGGTATAGATTTCTGAGATTAGAAAATGGCATACCAACCATATATAAAAGATTTTTGGCAAATACATACCAATATAGAGATAAAATTGTTCCTATTAACTGCACGGCATTCACCGGAATAAATCTTTTGGAGAGATTGTATAATACACATAAATCAATTTCTTCATTACCCACTTTAATTTATTTAGATAGTTCTCATTGTAAGAATGAAACATTTCTTGAAATTGTAGAATGTTGGGATAAATTGTTAGGACCAAACACTTTGTTGTTTGGAGATGATTTTTCTCACCCAGATGTTACGCACGATGTTCTTCGAGCAGCCAAAACATTTACACTTAATTTAACTTTGAGAGATCAAATAAAAGACAAATTGGCGCCAATATCATTTCTAAAGGAAGATGTGTTGGTATATAATAATCAGTGGATGTTATTTAAATAAATTTTGATCATTGATATATTAGTCTTGACCATTCTATTTATTATTGTAGACTATAAACAATACGCGGGTATGATGTAATGGTAGCCTGAGGCTCTTCCAAAGCCTACGTGTGAGTTCGATTCTCACTACCCGCTCCAATTTAAGTATTATGGCAACCAAAGGAATGAGACGACAACATTTACGTAAAACAAAAAAAGGTTATTGTAACGTCAAAAGTTGCAGTGTTAAAAAACGTAAGAAAAAATAATTTTATGGGCGTGTTCAGGTTTCGATTTAAGAAATGTGTCCATGTCAGTCACGCAGAGGATGATAGTTGGCCTCTTTAAATGTCTATCAAAACATAACTGCTGAAGAAAACGTAGTTAGCTATGACTTCTCTTATGATGATGTCGTAGCAATTGCAGCCTAATAAAAGGTTGCTCGTTTGTTTAATGATTGTTCGATAGTTAAACAAACGTCATCATCGGACTATGGTTGGTTGATTGATTTGCTCTTCCAATCGAAATTTATGTAAATCTTAAGAAGTAAATTTTTGACAATTTTGATTTTACTTTCTAACAAATTCAAATTGTAAAAGCGTGTAGTCTGGTATGGTTCAATTCTTAAAGACGCGAGTTCGATTCTCGCCACGTCCACCATTTTATCTTATAACCCAATGGGTTATGTAGTTGGCTCCGTCGCTCTGCGCGGGGCTTTTTTTATGGTTCAAAGTCAATATAACTATCAAATATGAGACAATTTTTATTGATCGGATCTATATAACCTTCATCGGTCAAATACTTTACCATGTGTTCTCTACAATGATCGTCTTCATACAAATCACACTTTTCTGGGTGTCTTAATACAACAAAACGATCATCCCATATGGTTATTTCGTGATTGTTGATTTTGATATCATGAAAATTAACGGTGTCCATATCTATAAGTATATTTATATTCAATGAAATCCTACAGTTTGCTATACGAACGAAGCATCTATGACTATTTGATTTGGGAACCTCAAGGTAAACTCAAAATTATTGCGGATGAATTAGATCAAATGAATAATTTTGGTTCGGATGATTTGTTCAGAGGTATGAGCAAAAAGGAATTGGATGTGTTACAAAAACATGGTAAAGTGACATCCAAAGGCAAAGGTAATACACGTCAAATTTATGGAAGTTATCTAGCTAGTGATTTTAAATTGAGTGCTAGATTTGCTTTGGTGAATTATCGTGATAAAGGTGAAGGGGTAATAATTGTAGTAGATAAAAATAAATTGCCAGACTTAAAAAGTGTTGATCCAGGCAATTTTGTTACTACTTATATACCGATAGAATCAGTCAAAGAAATTATAGATTTATCAAAGTTATGAGTCAAATTAAATTAAATAAAGCAGACGCACAAAAGAAAGTATATGAACTTACCGAAAAGTTGTTGTATGTAAAAAAAGACTTTAAGGATGTAGCAGCTGGTTATAAAGAAAAGATCAAGGAAATTGAAAACGAGATCAAAGCTGTTGTAGAAGAAGCTACCACTACAACTCCATAATAATATCAACCACGTTTTTTACGACGTGGTTTTTTTGTTGATTTTTTATCTTCTAGCTTGATGCTATTTATAAATTTTTCAACATTGACTTTTAATTTTTTCTTCATATAATTAACTATCATGCCAAAGCAAAAGACAGATACAAAAGTCAAAAGAAAGAAAAAGGTAGTTAAAAACATCGAAGTGGATCGTGAGATTTCTAAGCTTACGAAAGGTTTGGAAATTATAAGAAAAATATATACACTGAACGGATCCACATATAATGTGTTCAATCAAATTCCAAACGAATTGATCGTTGATCATACTACTGAAAAAGGTAGAAAGTTACTATCTTCAATTTATCCAGATAGTCACGAAATATATTTGGTTGAATATCATAAACCCGGTGAACCTTCATTTCCACATGGAGGTATTAAAATTTACAATAAAACGTTGGGAGAACTAAAATATGTTTATCCCGAATCTGTGGTCAAACACAAAGATGTTGAATATTACACTAAATCTATTGAAGTTGATTGACACATATAATTAACGTGATATTGTATAGTGAGTATAGGAGCTGATAATTCTTATATTTTATATAAAACATATCAAGTAAAAAACAGCAAACATATAATAAGTAAATGCACACTAAAAACAAGAAGAACGAAAATACTAATGAATCAGTAGACCGGTTTGTTATATTGAGAAATGGGGCTAGGGTTTCTGATGAAGAGTATAGTGTTAAGGAAGCGGCTCAGCCAGAGTATGAACATTGGAACAAGGTTATTACCAGATGGCCAGATGGTAGTAAGTTGGAAATTGTAAATCTTTCAAAGAAAGGTAAGTAATATATGGGTCTAAGAGAACAAATCAAACAAGCCAAGACAGAAACAGAAGTTACTGAGTTAGTCTCCAAAGGTAAATCCTATGAATGGGCTTCTGATCAAACCAAACGTTCTTGGAAGTCAACTGCGAGGTTTAGAATTGCTGAACTTACAAATTCAGTTCCTTCACAAACACCAGATAAATCTGTTGTCACGAAGAAAACAAAGAAGGTTAAAAAGTAAATAGTATTTAATAAGTTGTTTAGTTGAAAAGGGCGCCATTATTTGGCGCCCTTATTGTTTTTATTCGTGATATTTATTAACATGGCAAAAAAGTTTCAATCAAAAGTATTGCCATCGGAATTCAAAACGATGGAGGAATTTGTTATAAAGAATAAATTTAAATTGACTGAGCAAGTTGTATCATCAATTGAATTTGCCTTGAAGAACAATTTGTCTAACGTTGAAGTGTTCAGTTTTCGAAATACGGATTTTATAGTGGTTTTGAATGTGTCTACGTTTAAAGAAAACTTAGAAAACATATACAATTATTATATTAATACAGAACAATATGAGTTCTGTGAACGTGTTTCAAAACTTCAAAAAATAATTAACCAACAAAAACCTAATGAGCAAGAAAAAAGACACAAGTCCAAAAGTCCCTCAAAATCCAAAAATAAGGGATTCAATTCAAATTAAAAGTATAGACTTAACCGAAAAACAAAAACAGCTCATAGAAGTATTACGAGATAAAAACACAAAATTAGTATTTGTATCAGGTCCAGCAGGAACATCAAAAACATACACTGCCATACTTGCGGGATTACATTTGATTAACGATAAAAGAGTCAGTGAATTGATTTATATTAGAACTGCTGTAGAAAGTAGTGATAGTAAATTGGGATTTTTACCAGGCGAAATGGATGATAAAATGAGTCCATATATTCAACCGTTAGTAGACAAATTGGAAGAGTTACTTCAAAAACATGACATTGATAAATTAAAAAAAGAAGAACGAATTCATGGAGCACCAGTTAACTTTTTACGTGGTCTAAACTGGAATGCCAAATGTATTGTCGCTGATGAAGCTCAAAATATGACCAAAAAAGAATTGATAACATTAATAACCCGTGTAGGAGAATTTAGTAAATTATATGTTTGTGGTGATCCAGATCAAAGTGATATTAATGGTAAAAGTGGTCTAACTCCTATTATGAACTTGTTTGACGATGAAGAAAGTAAACAAAATGGTATTCATATATTTAGATTTGATGATGATGATGTAGTAAGAAGCGGATTAGTCAAATTTATATTAAAAAAACTTAAAAAGTTAAATTGATTGATAATTATATTTATAACATATGGCAGTATTGACTAATAGAGGTATATTGATTTCGGCATTAAACGCTTATTCTAACCCAAGCGTAAGTGACCTTCTTGTTATTCAAGATGTTACTAACAACCAAACAAAAAAAATAACAGTATCCGACTTTATAACGGGTGCTTTAAATAATGTTTCGGGTGATGTCAACCTTACCAGTCAAAATAATAAATTTACTGGATCTTTCTACGTTCCAAATACGAAAAACTTAAAAGTATTCGGAACTACAGCACTTGGTATAAAAGTAAATGGAAACATTGAATCTGCTGCCTTATTTGTATCTTCTTCTTTAACTCAAGGACAAGTAATACGTGGACGAGCTAATACAATTGATATGAGTGCCAACTCTATTGCTTTATCAGCCGCGGGTATAACTAATGCCGAAGTTTTTATAGAAGCAGAACAGATAAATATATTTGGACCTTCTTATTTTGATCAAACTATAACTGCCAATAGTGCTGTTATTACCAATTTGACATCAACTGTAACTGGTAACTTTTTTGGTGGGCTGTATGGTGATGTATATTCCGCTACTGGTCTTAAAATTCTAGAAAACGGTGCTGGACCAGTAAAAGATGCAACGTTTACTGGAACTTCAAGTTATGCGTCAAGAGCTAAATCATCATCTCATGCAAAAGTGGCAGACACTTCATATGTTTGTGTTACAACAGCTACTAGCGCTGATACTGCAACTTCAGCGTCATATTCTTTGAGTGGTAGTTTTACACAACGTGCTAGAAGTTCTTCATATTTAACATATAGTCCAAATAATGGATCAGCTTCGTATGCTATATTTGCAGCAACAGCGGAAAATGTTTTGAATCTACCTACTTTAGTATCTAGTGCAAGTTATGCTTTAAAATCTTCTACTACTGATGAAGTTGACGGAACTGGTCTTGGAAATGGCAGTGGTAGTTTCAATATTGCATTTTTCTCACAATCGAGAGTAGTTTCAAACGTTGGATTAAGAAGAATTACAAATGGAAATGGTGCGGGCAATTATCAGTTATTAGAAATATCATCATCAAGATATTTGAACGGAATACAAATATCATCTAGAGGATCTGGTGGGCAAAATCAATCTTTAATTGCGTTCTATAATTTGAATAATTCAAAAAGTTATCCAAATATTTCTGGATATTCAATTGGATCATTTACTAGTGGAAGTTTGATCTTTGTTGCGCCTATTGGTAGTGCTGAGTTTTCTTCATCTACCAGAGTCGCAGTGGGGTCTGCTCAACAAACTTATGGTCTTGTAAGCAGAAGATCTGGATATTATTTCTGGCCATATCTATCAGCAAATACTCCATCAAGAGAAGGATCTATTGGTATTGGTTTTCAACCACCAACATCGGCTGATACTGATTCAACGTTGCCTGGTAAGTTTAGTGTTAGATGTTTTAGTTCAAGCAAAGCACACGTTGGTAAAGTCACTGGACAAGCTTTGACTGGAACTGTGAAGTTGCCTGAGTATGCAATTTATGTAGACTATGGTTCTAGTAGTTACGCTCCAATTTTCAGTGTGGGTGCTTCTGGTTCAAATGCTGGTGACGTTTATGTTGGTGGTGACATGACCGTGGCAGGAACATTAAATGCTACACTTGGTTATGGAACTAAAACTGCAAATGCATTTGCAGTAAGATATCCACTTGGTGCGATAACTTACGGAGATTACATCTTCTATTGTCAAGCCAATTTCACAAACACAGGATACTTTTTTAGACTAAATCAAGTTACAAATGAAGTAACTAAAATTTTTGACGGAAATAATACTTTTTCTCCAGCAAGACAGTTTTATGCTGGTCACATGGCACTTCATAAATTTGACAACAATGGTGTCACTGGAGATTATATAGTGGTCACCGATAGTTCATACATATATGCAATCGGAGCTTTGACTTCTGGAACTCCAACAATCACAGAATTTTCAACTGGCGGAGGTAATTTTTATCAATTTAAATGTGCGTATGTAGATGCGTCTTCTGGTTTACCTGGAACCGGTGCAGGAACACCAACACGCCCTACTTTCTACTTGTTACCCGACTCGTATCAAGCTGGAGGTAATGGGGCTAATGCTATAACGATGTATAAGGTTTACTGGAATGGATCTGCATATACCTATGCTACAGTAGGAACAGCATTGGATATATTGAATAATTCTCTTGTATTGGGTAATTCAAATTTGGTGAGTATAAATGGCACCATTAACTACAATACAATAACCAACATATATAATCCAGTTAAACGTAGATGGTATTGTATTAATAACAACAGTGGTATGTGTGATATATTCAATATCAGTGCGTATAGTTCTAATGATATTGGAGCATGGTGGGCCCAGGCTGCAGCAACTAGAGATCCACAATTGCAATATGTAAAGACTATTGTAATTCCACAACAGGGTTCTAATTACTGGACTGATTCTAACTGGGAATCATATGGTTTGGAGTATGACACAACCACGGGTCAAGAAAAGTTCTGGACATGGAACCGTGTCAACAACAGTTTATTGACTGGTATTGTTGGTAAATCGCCATACTACGGTAGCTAAATTTAAAGTATAAAAGAAACAATACGATATTTATTAACATATGTCAAGTCCATGTAACAGCTTAAACGTTCAGACAATCAAGGTAAGTTCACTTTATGGTATAACTGGGAGAAGTAGTGGAACAGGTGCTTTTCCAAAAGGTAATGTAATTTACCCAGATGATATTTTTCTATTGATTCAAAGTGGATCCACATCATCGCCGGGCAACTTGTATTCAAGAAAAGTTACCGCTGATGATTTTCTCACTTTTTTAAGTTCTACAACCGGTAGTTATATTGGTGATTTTTCTGGTAGTTTTTCAGGCAGTTATACAGGTAGTTTTAAAGGAAAATTTACAGGCATACATACTGGAAGTCTTTATGGAACAGCTAGCTGGGCCAATAAAGCTGTTACTGCAAAAACTGCATCATACGTTTCTGGTTATCCAAATGGATCAGGAACTACAGATTATTCTACATATTGGGTAGATACAGATACCGTCGGTGCCAATAGTTATATACGCAGATCAACCACCATGAGTAGTCCTGGTGGTGGTTGGGATTCTACAAGTGGTAGAACTGTTCTAATGAGACCACTGAATGTTGGAACACAAGGTTCTCTTGGTAGTGGATTAGTTGGGCAACATTTGATACAGTTTTCATCATCAGCGACTGTTGGCGGATCTGTTTTCATGTATGACTTGGGTCTACAAAACTCAAACAACTACATAAGAACTGGTGCTAACTTTGCTATTTTCTATTCTGGATCTTTTGATGCTGGTGCTTGGTCTGGTGCTGGAATTGATGCTATTTGGAGACCTGATACTTCGGCAAAGAGCGGCAAAACTGGTTTCGTAAGTTTTGGTGTAAGACAACGTTTGGTTGGTGTTGGACATTTTCCAGTATCAAGTAATGTTAATGCACAATTACATGTTCATTTGACTGGATCTTATGGGTGGCCAGGGTTCTCATATTCACCTAATTATAGCACATACAATCCAAACCAAAATGTATTCTTGGTAACATCTGGAAGTTCATATACCAAATTGATGAGAGTAAGTGGTAGTGGTCAATTAGATGTTCGTGGTGATATCGTAGCTTACTCTACATTTGCTTCATCTGATGCTCGATTAAAGGATGACATTAGACCAATTGAAGATGCTATTGACATGACAAAAACATTAAACCCTGTGTCATTTGTTTGGAATAATACCGAACAAGCCGACTTTGGGTTAATAGCCCAAGAAGTAGAAGAAGTCTTTCCAGAATTTGTTAAAGAAGACATGAATGGATATAAAGTAGTTAAATACAATTCTTTTGTGTCGTTATTGATTAAAACTGTTCAAGAACAACAATTACTCATAGAAAATTTACAAGAACGTGTTGCAACATTGGAAGATAAATAATTTATGTCTGCCATACCAAGGTTAAATAGAACAGGCCCCATTGCATTTTCTCAAATTACAACGGGAACAGCCTATGGTGCCATTAATAATCTTATTGATAACGTTGTAGGAACTCCGGCAACACAGAATGTTTCATTATCAGCTTCACTTGGATTGTTAATTAAAAACTTGGGAAATCCAGTGACAGATACAAAAGATTCACTAGGTATTGGCATAGGATTAGTAACACTCAATACATCAACAGATGCTAGAATGAGTGAATTTTATGGTGGTAATTATATTAGTGCTTCTATACGAGAATCTGGAGTTAATCAAGGCGTGTGGTTTGGACAGTTTTATCCAGATAGTGTAGTTCCAAATTCTAATTTTTTAACAAGAGAAACATCCAGCCGAGTATATAGATATTCTTTATATTCCAAACCCAACCCGCCGGGTAGCGCAGCATTCAGATTACAATATTCGTATGTAAGACCAAATGATTCAGATGAATATATTACGAATCTCACAAGTAATAATATTTACAAGTTTGTTTTAAAAGACGGTGTTTCTAATGCTTTTACTTCAAGTTTATTTACAGGATCATGTTCATCAACATCAACAACCGCTGCAACCTCATTGTTTCAATCTTCAAATACTACAAATTTTCAAACAGCAATTGATACCACTAGAACTTCTATTAATGCTAGTAGTGCTATCACAACATTTCAAAAAAACGATTTGAATAGTATTTGTAGTTTTGTCTCTACATTAATAAATACCCCAGAAACTTATACATTATCTGGTTATACACGTTCTATACCAGTAACTATCACGGGTGCTGGAACAAGAACGTTTGCAGTCGAAGGATTTATAGCTAACACGTATCCCAGTGGTAGATATTTTTCAGGGTATATTTCTGCTACAGGCTGTGCTGGTTGGCCTAATTTAACATATTCAGTGCCTGATTCCCAAACAACTGAAGGAAGTGCAACTTTTTCTGTTTCAACAATTTCAGATCCAAGTTCTGTTAGTGGTTGTGGAACAGCTCCTTCTATAACTATTTCAAATACAGCTGTGACTCAACGTTGTGGAGTTACTGCGCAATTGACTAATACTCCAACATTATCAAATCAAGTAAAATTTACAGGTAGTGCGATATTCACAAATCCATCTTCAAATACTTTAACTGCTTCGTTTACATTAAATCCTGATTGGACAAATCTTGCTAATGGACTGTCTTTATATGCTGCTCCAGCTGGTATCGCACAGCTGTTGCCTACATTTACTCCATCAACATTTGCATTGGCACCAGGTAAGTCTCAGATTGTGAATTATGGATTTGGGTTGGCTTATTATAATCAATCATATCAAAGTTCAAGTTTCTCAGCAAAAGCTTCATTTACCGCATCATTTGCGACAACTCCTACCGTTACACTTAAAAAAGGACAAATTACTGCCACTTTAGATAAATCTGTATGTTTTATTGCTGCTGCACCTCCTTCTATAGGTGGCGACGATGAAATCGGTGGTGGATGTCCAGCGGCATGGCAACTCATGGAAACTTTTGAAAGAGGATTTATACCAGCTAGAGAAATTGAAGTGGGTATGCATCTACGTGATATTGAGGATGATAAATGGAATGTTGTAACAGTTGCCTATATAGCAAAAGCTCCAATTTATAGAACCATTATAGAAAATAATCCATTTGATGTTGATTCATCTCATCAATGGTATGTTGGAAATGGTGTTTGGAGAGTTGTAACTGATATTAAGGCTGGTGATTTATTGACTGGCACAAATGGTGAACAATTGACTGTAAATGATTGTTATTTGTTACATAAAGAAGAAGAATACATGCACTTAAATTGTGAGAATCAAAGATTTGTGATGGGAACGAATGTTATAGGTCATAATTTCCCAGGTGGTGGTCAAGGAGTTCAAATTCCTATAGTAAAATGGTAATTTTTTGATCTTGACAGATATATATTCTTGGTGGTAAATTATCACCACGGCAACGCTCGAGTGAGGTTGCTATGATAATAAGTTCAATAGAATTATTATAAAAAGAAAGGAAATATATGTCAGTTAGATATAAAGTGCCAGCATTGCGTCACATCAATCGTGACGATTTTATTACCCCATTCGATAAAATTTTCGATGAGGTTTTCACAAATACATTCCCAGAATTGACCAAGGATTTTGGTGTTGGGTTTTTTGAGAAACAAAGTTATCCCCGTGTAGATGTCGTGGATTATGACGATCACATTGAGATTGTTGCCGAAATTCCAGGCCTTGCCAAGGAGGAAGTTTCAGTTGAAATTGAGGAAAATCTCTTGATTATTAGTGGACAAAAGACTAAGGATGTCAAGGAGAACAGCAATAAAACCTATATTCGTAGAGAACTAAAACACAGTAGTTTTAAACGTGCTTTTGTTTTGAGTGATCTATTTGATAAGGATGATCCTGAAGCAAGGTTTGAAAATGGTTTGCTTACAGTGACGGTTAACAAGATCAAACCAACACCTCCTACAACAAAAAAGGTTAAAATTAATTAATATCTTTAAAAATTGTTATGTTCAAACCCTCCTTAAGTGGAGGGTTTTTTATTTTTAAAGATATTTATATATATGATCAAATTTAAACATCTCGTAATTTTCACATCCATGTTGATTGCAGGTTGTGCTGCATTCTTTAGTGTGTATGGTATTGGATTATTATTTTCTGGTGCTATTTTGGCTGCGATGATAATGGCCAGTGCTTTGGAATTGGGTAAATTGGTAACTACATCTTGGTTATTTAGATATTGGAATATTGCTAATGTATTGATGAAAACATACATGGTAACAGCCGTTTTGGTATTAATGTGTATTACTTCTTTGGGTATTTTCGGATATCTTACAGCTGCTTATCAAAAATCTTCATTAGAAACTGAACTTGCCAATACAAAGATAACAACGTTGGAAACTCAAAAAACAGATGAATCAAAAAAGCTGGACGCTGTTAAATCTAATATTGATAAATTATTGGCACTAAGAGCTAATCAAGAGTCTCGTTTGAGTGAAACACTTACTAATGCATTGATTGCCAGAAATCCAATTCAGTTTCAAAACATTCAAAATCAAATTAATGAACAAATTACCGGTATAAATTCTCAACTAGAAACAGAAAATACCAAGTTGAAAGATGGTTCAGAAAAGGCTATAAAAATTGATGAAGAAATTTTCAAATTAAAGATTGAAAATAGTCAAAAGAAAGACATTACTACATTTAAATTTGTAGCAAAAGAATTTGATCAAAACATTGATACGGTAGTTAAATGGTTTATTATTGTTTTGATTACTGTATTTGATCCATTGGCAGTAGTATTGTTATTGGCCTATAACATGTCATCAAATTATAGACTTGATACCGAAGATCGTGACTACGAACTTTATAAACAAAAAAATAAAAAAGAAGATCTATTTGAAAATAATGAATCAGAATCTGGAACAGAAAATAAATCAGATTTAGTTTCGCCAATCAAAGGTGCTCATGGACCTGGTATTCCATCATCTCCCACTATCATTGAAAAAATTGTTGAGGTGGAAAAGCCTGTTGAAGTAATCAAAGAAGTAGAAAAAATAATTGAAAAGCCTGTTGAAGTAATCAAAGAAGTAGAAAAACAAGTAGAAGTTGAGAAAATTGTGGAAAAACCAATTGAAAAAATTATAACTAAAATTAAGAAAAGTAGAGGACAAGGTATCAGAGGATTATTCAGCTTCTAAAATAAAAAATTGTTTTATAGAAGTTTAACTATATATTACTGTTAAACTATGAATAACGAAGAACTTATAGAATTGCGTCGTATTCTACTGGATGCCAGTGAAAATAATGATTGGTCTTTAGTAGAAGAAGCTATAGATTATATTGGTGAATATGTTGAACTTGATGAAGAATCCGACGAAATATGATTGTTACAATATTAGTTATATCTTTGATTATTTCCATTTCGATTGGCATTTTCATTTATATTTTGCTTAACAAGGCACTGTCTCGTATAGATTTGTTGGAATCTCAACTCAATACCATTGAATCAATGAATAATGACCTAGTTCAGTGGGTCAATGATTTTAGAAAACTTGTAACTAATGTATACAAAAAGTTGAAACAAGTTGATGAACGTGGTATATTTGAAAAAGATGATGATGTTGGATTTGTTTTTACTGACATTTTGAGCATTATCAATGAATGCAACAAAAGGATTAATGATAATGATGACAACAATACCTCTAATGAAGAACAAAACAAAAAGTAAGAAATCTTCAAAAAAGAAGACAACCTTGCGTGTTTCAAAACAACCATCGAAACAAAAAGTCAAGGTTGTATATGATGTAAAGATTAAAGCGAAACAAAAAACTAAAAAAGTTGTTGAACCACAAAAAAAATTTATACCCGAAATTGTAATTAAACGTGACAGTGATGTAAATTTGGCACAACCTTCTACAAATGACAATACTAACAACGTAGAAGATATAACATTTGATGATGAACCAAAACGTGTAAGACGCCGTGGTAGAAACAAAAAAGAAAAAATATATTTTAGTAAGGCTACAGAAGATGCTATTGTCGAATATAATGCTCAAGAAAATAATGATATACGCAACACGATCTATAATGAACGTATAAAGTTTAGTTTTGAAAAGTTGGTCGAAAACATATACAATACTTTTAAATTTACTTACTTTGATACTGGTCCGTTGGAAATTCAACGTGAAACTGTCGCACATCTTGTAGCTAACATACACAAGTTTCAATCGGGTAAGGGAAAAGCGTTCAGTTATTTTAGTATTGTTGCTAAGAACTATTTAATATTTCATAATAATAACAATTATAAAAGATTTAATCAACATGTAGATATTAGTGACACACCTAGTGAAGATTCAGTATGTTTACAAACCGAAGATGCTCATCACCGTGATGTTCAAACTCAAGAATTAATGAAATTGTTGATTGACTATTGGGAAAAAAATATTACTAAAATTTTCTCAAAAGCAAAAGATCTTAACATCGCATATGCAGTAATTGAATTGTTTAGAAATTGTGATAGAATTGAAAGTTTTAATAAAAAGACATTGTATTTATACATCCGTGAAATAAGCAATTGTAAAACACAACAAATAACAAAAGTGCTTAATAAAATGAAAAGTTATCAATCCACAGTTATGAAAAGCTATATAAACCGTGGAACAGTATAATTAAACAAACTATATTTCTGTGTATAAAAACAAAACCAATCGACAAAACGGTTGGTTTTTTCTATTTATTGAATATGGACACAGACTTTGAAATATACAAGGGTAAGAATTTTGCCAGCTTGTGCAAAGATATTGTAAAAAATTCAGAAAGTAAGAAAGATCAAATAGATATTCTTATTTCTGAACTTAGAACTCTTATTAAAACTGTAAATGATGCTGTTATTATAGTTCCTCTCATAAAAGACTACTATGATGTTGGTATTAAAAACGATGAACAGTTGGTTAAATTAGCATCTATAGTTCAAAAGTTGGTTGCTAAAGGTGAAGCAAGTGGTGAAGGAAATAACATGATTTTGTCTGACGAAGAACGCAAACAATTGATGGATGACGTGGTATCTATCGCTAAAGTATCTAAATAATTATGGCTGATTCATCTACAGATATTTCTAGATACATAAAACAAACTCCAACTGGTGTTAACTCTAAAAATTTGGTTGGAGATAATCCAAATTTTCAGTTGGCAGTTGTAGTTGATATTATTTTAAATGACGAACATCCATTTTTTGGAAAAGATTTAGATGCGGAAAATACACAAATACCAATCACTGTAAACCCGCAACAAATACCAGTTAACTATAAGAATGATGTTCCATCAAGTTCAGATGTTGACTACAGTTTTATTGGGCGTGCTAAAGTTAGAATATTAGATATAGAGAAGAAAACTCCTCTAGAAAAATTGCCGTGGGCTATACCATTGGATAATACTATTACACAGTATCCTCTTTTGAATGAACAAGTATTGGTAATAAAAGTTGGTGGTAATTTTTATTATACAAAACCGTTTAATAGATTTAACTTTGTAGGAACCAATGCAGACTTTGTTACGGAGATTGGCTTTAGTAATGATAATAGTAGTGCTACTCCCGCGAACCCTGATCCGTTTAGAAAAACATATATTTCTCACCCACTGTTCAAAGCAGTTACCAAAGTTGGATATTTGGGCGATTATTTTATTTTAAATCCTTTCATTCGCAGTGTTAGAAAATTTGAAGGTGACACTGTAATTGAAAGTCGTTTTGGTCAATCAATAAGATTCACTGCCTATGACTTTAATAGATCCTCTGATAAGTCGATTTATCCATCATATGCAATTAATTCTGGTCTATTTAGAGACTCTGTTGCCGGTGGTTACGGTAATCCTCGTCTCATAATTAGAAATAGACAGAGAAACATTGCACTGGATAAACCACAACAATTACATCCAAAACTTCCTCCTATTTTGCCAATCAAACCTAGAGAAAAAAACTATGGTGGACAAATAGAAGAAGATATTAATAATGATGGAACCACAATTGAAATAAACAGTGGACCGCCAACGAGCAATTGGAAAACTACAGTTTATAAAAGCATGTTTGGGGTTACTAAGAATGATAGAAAACCAACAGAAGAACAAGTCAAGTTTAATCCAGCAGGTTCTACTAATTTTGAGTTTCCGGTATTAAATGGAGATCAATTGATTGTTAATACAGATAGAATAGTGTTGAGTAGTAGATTTGCCGAAACATTTCATTTTAGTAAAAAACGATATGGTATTGCTACAGATAATGAATACACTGTGGATGCAAATGATCAAGTTGTATTGACCACAAATAGATTGGCTTGTATTAATGCACCACAGATATTTTTAGGACAATATGGAGAAACAAACGAACCCGCTCTTCTTGGACAAACAACTGTTGATTGGCTCTATGATCTTTGTAACTGGATACTTGATCATGTTCATTGGTATCACCACGTTCATCCTCACCCTCACGGTCACGATGATGCTGGTCAAATCACTCAAGAAAATACAAACGACGCTGTTCCAGATCAAACACAAATACCAGTTCAACAAATCAAACTAAAATTGTTACGTGATAATTTACATAAAACACTAAGTCGTCGTGTATTTGTAACAGGTGGAGGATATGCACCGGGTTCAAATGGTGTTAAACCAGCCGGTAGTGGTGCTGAATGTGCGGCACCTGTAATTATAAACACAGTTACTGGTGCTGGTGTTGTTGGTGACTTTAAAGGTAGAAATCGTAGAGAAGGTCCAGTTCAGATTGAGTTTGAATTTGAAAGTTAATTTATTATGGAACAAAAATTAGTAGACATTCTTGGATTCTTACAACCTGATAGTGGAAACAATTACAGTAAAGGTCTATACCTCAATGGTAATGCTAAAATTATTTATGCATTTGAAGATATTGTTCCAATCATAGGCAGTGGATTTGGATATTTTGTTGGTGATAATGATTTTGGCACCTCAGACAAAGGTTATACTTACTCGGAACTATACAAATATTTAGACGAAAGAGGAGTTTTGCCAGATGTTCCAGACAAAAACAACTTACCACCCGTAATTGTTGGATATGCTGGGCCCAGAACACCACATCAAAATATTATTGTTAATATAAATCAACGTCCAATTTTTAGAGAAATATATTATTCAAAATGGCCATGTTTGAAAGATTTGGAAACATCAAAACTAGACACATTTTTATTAACAGTTCATGATTATATACAACGTTATGAGACTGCGTTGTTAAGCGGAGATGTTTCATCCGTAGATAAAAGCAAAGAAAGACAGAAGGCACATCTTCAAGCTGTAATTGATGATGCGATGGAAAATGTTAAATCAGGTAAGTGGGACAAGAATAAAATTCCATCTTGTTTTCTTCCAGACCCAGATCCGGCGTTGGCTGGTCCTCCATCACAAACAATATATGGAACATTAAACAAGCCTGCCACAGTAGATAATCCGAACATTAAGCTTCCATCTCAAACACCAAAACAATTGGACCCAGAAAAAGGTTTGACGGAAATAGATAAAAAAGACGATGATTTAGAAAAACAATTAGAAAAAAGCAGCGCTGATTTTGACAAACAAATGTCAGATTCTTCCAAAGATTTTGATAAACAAATGTCCGAATCTAAAGACATCTTTGCAGAATCTTCTACTTCATCTACTACCCCATCAGAAGGTGCGACAGTAACTTCGACAACTACAGTATCAGAAACGGTTCAAAAATCTGAAACTGTAAGTGGTGGTGGTTATACAGTAAGAACAAGTTTTGCTTCAGATGATCCAAGATCAAAAATGACTCAAGCTGAGTTGGCTGCTCTTCCAAACGGTGCTGGTCAAACCGAATTTAAAGTTCCTGGTAAAAATGAAACAACGACTACGGTTGAATCGTTGAATTCATCGGTTAGTTCTGTATCAAATGCTTCTGGAACTGAAGTTGTATCCAAGTTACAAGCTTCTACGGACATTAAAACTGTTCCTAAAATTGAAACTCCAAAAGTTGAAACACCTAAATTTGTCAAAGATGGTCTTGGAGACAAATGGAGTCCAGATAAATTTAAACCAGAAACAATTGCTGGTAATACCAAATTTGTTGATCCAGTCACGGGTAACATTGGATCAACTGAAAAAATAGCAGCAGTAGATAAGTTAAAAAGTTCATTGCCCGAGATTCCTAAACCAAATCTACCTGACCTACCAAAAAATCCTATACCAGAAAATATAACAAATGCTGACGCAGCATTAACAAAACTATCTGGTGGCAATATTGATTCAATAAATCCAGCGTCAGTCGTAAAACCTCCAAGTGCATTGGTCCAAGCTGCTACTGGTGGTTTATTGGGAGGAGGATTGGGTGCTGGAATTGGTGCTATTGCGGGAGGAGGACAAGGTGCTTTAATTGGAGGGTTATCTGGAGCCGCTGTAGGAGGTGGATTAGCCGTTGGTGGTATTGGAGGTGGACTTTTAGCTGGAGCTGGATTAGGTGGAGGTATTGGTGCAATTGCTGGGGGTGGCCAAGGTGCTTTAATTGGTGCAGCTGCGGGAGGAACATTGGGTGCTGCGGCTGCTAAATTAGCTTTGGTAAAAAATGGTATGCCAAAGCCAAAAATACCAAAACCACCATCAGCACCCAGAGTCAAAAAAGTCAAAATAAAAGCACCAAAGAAAATGCTTCCAACAAAGACGACAAAAGGTGCTGAAGATTTATTAAATTTACAAAAATCTAAGTTAGAAGCGTCAAAAACACAACTTAGTTCTCAAATAACTGCTAATGTTAATGTGGATCAATTGAACTCTTTAGGTGGAATGGCATAATATAAATTTCGTAAAATACCAAACAAGTTAATAATTATATATAATATGAAAATAGAAGCGTTAAAAGAACTCATCAGACAAGAAGTTAGGTCGATTGTCAAAGAGGAAGTAAGAAATTGTCTATTTGAAGCATTTTCTAATCCAAACCAAAAAATGGTGACAGATTCACATTCTTCGTATAAATCAGCAGTAATGGAGACTGTTGAAGAAGAGCCTGTCCAATCACAATCAACCAAAAAGTTTGTTAAATACACAAATAATCCAGTATTGAATCAAATTTTAAATGAAACTACAGGTGGTGTTCCCCAAGAAGGTGGATTGGCTAGTATGATGGGTGCGTCACAACCATCTATACAAGATCATCTTACTGAGTCTGTTGTATCAAATGCGCCAGAACCAGTTAAGGTGGTATCTCAGGCAATTACTAGAGACTACAGAGCACTATTAAAAGCGGTCGATAAAAAGGTTTCTAATAAGAAATAATTAATATATGGCAAGACAAGCTCTAGGATTAAAACTACCTATTAAACTTGGTCAAGATGGATATTTTGATACCAATACTACCACTATTGGACAAGTATCAGCAAACATCAGAAATTTATTGATGACCAAACCAGGTGAACGTAGATTTAATAACGAGTTTGGATCTAGTCTATATGAACTATTATTTCAACAAAATGAATTGGAGGTAAATCCAGGCATTATAGTTGATGTAGTTCAAAGAGACATCAATAAATTTTTAAACGGCGTAATTGTAAATGATGTAAAAGTTGGATTGTCTAAAACTCAACCAGAGAATAGTGATCCAAATAAGATATTTATAAGTGTAACATTCACATATAATAAAATTACATCGAATACCGACGTTGAAATCTCTACCAATACAATCTAATGGCACAAATAGTTAACAAAACTTTTAGAACAGATACTAAAGACGTAAATTACGTTAATAGAGATTTTACGTCTTTGAAACAACAGTTGATTGACTTTACTAAACAATATTACCCACAAAGTTATAGAGATTTTAGTGAAAGTTCACCTGGACAAATTTTTATAGAACAAGCTGCGTATGTTGGTGACATTCTTTCGTATTATACCGATCAACAATTCAAAGAAAGTTTTGTCCAATTTGCAACAGATAGACGTAATCTTATAAATCAAGCTAGATATCTTGGATATAAACCCAAAGTAACTACTGCTTCGTCAACCGATGTCGAATTATTTCAACTATTACCAGCCAAAAGAACTGGTGAAATTGATGGTGAATATGTTCCAGATGAAACATATTGTTTGATATTACAACCATTCACCGTATTATCAAGTGTTTCAGGTGTTAACTTCTTAGTAGAAGAAAGTGTTGATTTCAGTCAAGATACTGTTTTCTCACCAAGAGAGATTTCTGTATATAGTCGTGATGAAACTGGCGCACCTCAATTTTATTTGATTAAAAAAACAGCAAAAGCATTTTCTGGAAATCTTGTAATTAATCAAGTGAGTGTTGGTGCACCTGAGCCATTTTTGCAAATTAAATTGGACGCAACTGATATTATCAAAGTGGTAAGTATAGTTGATAGTAACAACAACAATTATTACGAAGTTCAATATTTAGCACAAGAAACAATACCAATTGCAGTGGATAATGTTCCTTTGACAAACCAAACATTATCAAAATACAGAGGCGAAACTCCAAAGTTGTTAAAATATTTAAGAACTGAAAAAAGATTTATAACAACAATTGATGAGAATAATTCAACTTATTTAGTATTTGGTGCTAATACTGAAAATTTTGACAACACTGTAATCATTCCAAATCCTTCAAATGTGGGCGTATCACTTTCAAATTTAGGCAATCTAAATATAAGTTTAGACGGAACAAATGTTCTCAAGAGTAACTCTTATGGTGTATCTCCATCAAATACTACTCTTACGATTACATATATTGTTGGTGGCGGAATTACATCAAATGTAAATTCAGGCGAAATAAACACAATTCAGGCTGTCGGATATTTAAATGATACTTCTGGATTGACAGATAGTCAAGTGACTCTGTTTAATAGTATTAAAAATTCGCTTCGTGTTACAAACCCAAATTCTGCTACTGGTGGAAATGGTCCTGATACAGATGAAGAAATTAGACAAAATGCTATTGCTAATTTTTCTTCACAAAATCGAATTGTAACTGAAGAAGACATATTGTTGAGAGTTTATTCTATGAACTCACAATTTGGAAGTATAGCAAAAGCATTTGTTCAATCTAATGCGACTCGTCAAGTTTCATATACAGGTTTGATTAGCGGAGTTATTACTGGTTCTGCTGCTGAGAATGAATTTTTAAACTTGAGTCCATTGAATCCTTTGGATCGTAGAAAATTCTTGGAATCAAATAACCCATTTACTAATAATCTATATATCCTTGGGTATAATAAAGATAATAAACTTACACAATGTAATGAAGCAACGTTATTGAATCTGAAAAATTACTTGAGTCAGTATAAAATTTTGACTGATAAATTTAATATTATTGATGGATATATTGTCAATATAGGTGTAGATTTTAAAATCAGTGTATTTGCTGGATTTAATAAACGTGATGTTCTAAATAATTGTATTGCTTCAGTTCAAGCATTCTTTAATATTGAAAACTGGAGTTTTAATCAACCAATCAATTTGAGTCAACTTACCTTTGAAATAATGAAGAATGAAGGTGTCCAGTCAGTGATTGAGGTAAAAGTTAAAAATCTGACATATGATATAGACGGACCTGATTATTCTCAAATAGCATATAATATTGATATTGCTACACAAAATAATATTGTATATCCGTCGAAGGATCCATCAATATTTGAAATTAAATTTCCAGAAAAAGATATTAAGGGATTAGTGGTATAATATGCATACATTTATTTATCCATCTCAAGACACATACATCAACAATGCCAAAGTTGATAAAAATCAAAACTTTGGTATTGATGAAATCTTAGAGATATACGCCAGCAACAATGGTAGTAAATTAGTATACTACGATCCAATTTGGAGAGCAGTTCCAGAGAACAGTTCATCGTATGGCAATGAGGGTTGGTTAGCTTATACTACGTCTAGTTTTTATGTATACTCTGGAAGTTTGTGGCGAGCATATCCACTTGCCAGTGCCGTAATTGATAATGTAATAGCTATAGCAGGATTTACAGGTAGATTTGAAAATATTGTAGGTTCAACAGCTTTGTATGTTTCTGGATCTTCTACATCTGCATCTGGATCTTTTAGTGGAAGTTATAATTTTTCTAAACCTATAACTATTGATGGTATAATTTCTACGGCTAGTTTTACAGGCACCATTTATAGTGGATCAAGTTTTTCTAATTTAGATGTAAATGGAACAACATATACATCTTCTCCACTTACACAATCTTTGATTGGAAGTGGTAGTTTGGGTGGATTTACAGGCAGTATATATGGAACTTCATGCACGGGATATGGTCCACTTTGTATGTTGGATGGAACATTTAGTGGTAGTATTAGTGGATCGAGTTTTAAAGGTATAATATCTACACAGGTCTCCGCTAGTATTTCTAACTATTTAGATGTTATTGATTTTCAGGGTTCATTTACAGGTGAATATAGTGGATCAATAACTCCTCCAAAATATTCTTATTATTTGATCAAACCAGATATCACAAGAACTTTAATTCAGTTTGATTTATCATATATTAGTTCATCTATTGCAAATAATGAATTGTCGAGTTCTGATATAAAATTTACTCTCAATTTAACCGCATGTGGTCAAAGAAATCTTCCACTCAATTACACAATTTACGCGTTTCCAGTAAGTCAAAGTTGGGATAATGGTGACGGTAGATGGGCAGATGGTGGCTCCAAGATGGGGGCTAGTTGGAATTATAGATCATATTCTGGAAGTAATCCATGGTATGTTCCATTTACTGGTAGTTATAAACAAGTTGATTATTTCTTGACCGCTTCAAATCAAACTGCAAGTTTTGAAAATGGTGGGGCGACGTGGTATTATAATGTTCCTTCAACTTACACAGATTCGACTTCTTGGATTTGTTCATCATCTGCATTTCCATCATTGAGTGGATCCGATTTAATTTGTAGTCAATCTTATACTCTAGGACAACAAGGTGATATAACAATGGATATCAGTAAAATTGTTCGTTCTTGGATTTGTGGTTGTATTCCAAATAATGGTATTATATTGATGACCTCTTTAGAAACCACAGTTCCTCCAATAGGTCAAACAAATGGATTATTACAGTTCTTCAGTAAAGAAACTAACACAATTTATAGTCCATATATCGATATATCTTGGGATGATTCTAATTTCAATACGGGTAGTTTAGCACCTGTGACTGGATCAATTGAAAATTTAATAACTCTACAACAACTAAAAGAAACTTATAAAGCTGGTAGTATGCCAAAGGTTTTTGTATTTGCTAGAGATAGATATCCTCTCAAGAATTTCCAAAAAGCATATCAACAACCAGTAATGGTGACACCAAAATATCTACCTACTTCATCTTATTATATGATCAAAGATGCAGAGTCTGGTCAAGTTTTTATAGATTTTGATCAATATTCTAAGTTAAGTTGTGATCCTAACCAAGGAAATTATTTTAAATTTGATACCACTGGATTGCCTCAAGAAAGATATTTCACGATATTTATAAGAGTTGAGTATCCAGACGGAACGGTGGACATTGTGGACACCGCCAAGGTATTTCAAATTGTAAGATAATATGGCTGATATTGTAGTTGAGTATACTGTAGGTCTTAAACAGTTACAACAGTTTAAGGATTTGGGACAATTTTCGAACAACATAGATTCGTTCGGAAACTTTCAACTCATTTATAATCAAAGTAAAGTTGACGATGGTAAGTATTACTATACCGATCTTACTTTGAAAACTATTGAATACAACCCAGATAAAATTTTAGACACAAACTCTACTAGTTTCAATGAATTACAGACGGTGGAACAAGAAAATGCTCAAGATATGGCTACATTACTTCAGCAGTATAATGAGTCAATTGCTGAAAATAGAATTTTGAATGAGACTGTAAATTCTTTGGTTGAAAAATATGAAAATAATGATGATAAACAAGTAATTTCAGCAATGAAGACAGAAATTATCAATCTAAGAATACGCCTAGGTCAAGGTAGTGTTCCGTCAGATTTTAGTGATGACTTTCCATTTTTACCATTAATATCATAATATGCCTTACAGTTATTTAACATTTGATGAGACAACATTAAACACTGGTGTGGCTAGTGGGTCATATTTTACTGAAAATTTGCAAGAGTTGTATGAACAAAAACTTGTAAATCGTGAACGTTATTTTGGAACATCCGAAAGTGATATTATTGAATATACTTTATATAATTCTTCTCAAGAAGATATAGCATTTAATCGTGTTGTTCCTACTGTATCTTACTCTGTAACTCAAGGTTCATACCGTGATATTAATAATCAACTAGTAACTTATGATTTTGCAAAACCATTTACGAATTATGCTAAATTCAATAATGATATTTTGTTAAATACATCCGAGATACTTTTAAGAACACAAGTATCGCCGGGTCAATATTACGTTTTATTCAACCCAATTAGAAATGTTGCTGGTAATCCAACAAATAAATTGGTCATAAAAGAGATATCTCCTAGTAGAACTGAGTTAAGATTATCGTTTGCTTTTAATACATCGTTGACTCCGGTAAATCAACTAGATGCTATCAAAACTTCAGCATTTGCCGATAAAAAATATTTGTTTTTACAAATTTCAGATTTGGTAAATCAGATTATTGATAATAATCCAATTTCTCAAAATTTTGTTAATAACTCAACATCTTTTAATTATTATCGTGTTGCTGAAATACTTGGGCTAAAAAGCACCGCTGAATTACAAGAATTTATAATTCAAACTTATATAGGTTTTGATAAAATTATCACACTATCAAATATAGATGATCAATCAATTCAACAAACTTCTAAATTTATTGGTATTGATGATCAACTCAAAAATTTCACATACACTTATAATAGAACAGAGTTTAGTGAGGATGAAATACTACTAGCATTTAGAACTATTGTAACCAAAGTTTCTCAAGATAGAATTCTTCAAAAAACCTCAGTCAACCAAATACAATTACAAAGTGCTTTGGATGTATTTATTAAAATTATTTATACCGATTGGTTGGAACCTCAGATGCAATTGTTGTTGGAAGAATACGCCAACAGATATTTTGGTTTGTTTAAAAATGCTTTGAATTTTGATAACGGCGTTCTTGTTAAAATTTTAAGTCATACAAATTATTTTAATCCAATTGATGGTCGTGTAAATGTTCAAGTTAAATTGGATGAACCTCTTCCACTTGAATACGATGTAAAAACAACATGTTGGGTATCTAATATTTCTATCTCACCCCTGTATTTCAAAGTCAATTTGTTTACAGAGATTGTTAAAAGAAATGTTTTATTGAGTGGTGTAAATTTTGATGTGGTTGTTAATTCATCGGACCCAACAAATCAAAAATTTTCAGACCATAATTCAGACACATTGTTTTTTGCCCAATCTCGTTTGAAAGAAAAAATAAATGATCTGTTGATCGATTATACAAGTTTTGATAATTTTATAGTTTATTCTTCGGCTGAATTGAGAACTAAAATTGCTAAAAACAAAATATCTGATTACAATAAAATTGAGGATTCAAAAAATACAATTGATAGTCGTGTATCATCTGTTACATCAGCTATTAGTGCATCATACTCTGTAGAAAAATCACGATACATACAAGAACAAATTGCTATTTTAAATTCTTTTGATGAATACGAATCATATTTGTTCTTTAACACTTCAAGTATTGATGAGAAAATATTAGATGGTATTGATTATGATCGAAATAATGTTGATAGTTTAATCAATCAATTACCTGAGTATTTGAGGGACGATAATGAATCAGCAGACTATCTTAAATTCACATCAATGGTAGGTCATTTTTTTGATAATATTTTAGTGTATATCAAAAAATTTCCAAAAACATATCCTCTTGGTGTATCAGAAACCAGTGATTATCCAAAGAACTTTTTGGACGAATTATTAAATTCATTTAGTTGGAACACTGACAATTTTAAATTACAGAACAGTGGTATTTCACAGTTTTTGTTTAATAATAGTGAAGTATCAAGTTCTCTTTCAAGTTCTTATTTCGATTATGGTAAAAGAATATTAAATAGATTTGCTAATAATCTTCCATACATTTACAAAACAAAAGGAACATCAACATCATTAGATTTGATCAGATCAATATTTGGTATTCCAGCAGAACTTATTCAATTAAGAGAATATGGTAGCACAGATGTTACTGTAAATCGTCAAAACTATTACGATTTTGAAGATATTATTTATTTAACCAGAATCAAAGATGACAGGTATATCAAATTTGACTATTACAAAGATGAATATTCTTTTACAGATCAATCAGTAATTGTTACAAAACCATCAAATACATCGTGGTCAGCATCACGTTCAACTTCAGAATTGTTTACTGGATATGATACATTTGAAACTTCATTCAGACTAAAGTCAACAAACTATAATTTTAAAGATAGAGTTCCACTTGTTAAAAAAGTAAGAAATGGAAAAATTGATTGGCAAGTATATCTTAGAAAATCAACACAAATTGAGTCTGGAGTTTTAGTGTTTGATATTCATCCACCAGAACAATCATATACATCTAGTATTGAAAGTATTGAACTTCCATATTTTAATGGAGATGTTTATACATTCATGGTATCCAGAGATATTTCTGATACATATCAGTATGATAGTTTGACTCCGACCACAAACCTAACAACGAATCAATATCTATCAGCATCAATAATTGTTACGGTGTTAACTTCATCAATAACATCATCAAATGCTGAAAAATATGTTCCAAACACTTATACATTAGCAGTAAATCAGTATGAGGGTTCACTAAGAAACTTTAGAAGTGTTACCACCAAATTAATACAATTTGATAAAAATCAATATTTTTCAAGTGGTAGTTATTATATCGGAAATTACAACACTAATATTAAATTTGACGGTAACATTGATAAAATAAAAGTTATGACTGATCCTCTGGATTTGTCGGACTTTGATGAACACAGTTACAATATTGATTCTATCTCTATTCCAATCAAAGAAGATGTATATAGAAATCTAATATATTTATGGAGTTTTGATACGCCAGTTCAATTGTGGCCATTAAGTGCGTCTCTTACATCATCTATAACTTCATCTGTAATACCAAACCAAAATATTTATTATACTTCATCGTTCTTAGCAGTTAATTTTACGGGTGATTATGTTGATCAACCATATCCATCGTGTGCGCCGGCGTGGGTATCGGAGTTTCCATATCAATTTGAAAAAGTTGTTTTACCACAAGCAATCAATTCAAATAATTTTGGACCAAATTATAAAAACAACGTAAAAATTAACAAAATTGATGAAATAGCCACATCCAATTTGGTTCCATATGATTACTCAACAAAAACAAATGATATTGTTGGAAGTGATAGTAACGTAGTTGGATTCTATATAAGTCCTTACACATACCTTGAAAACAAAATTGAAAACTTCATTGGTAAGGAAGGTATCACAGATGTAATTGGTGATCCAAAATATTTAACATCCCAAAATTATCCAGAGTTAGATGCTAGACTAAGAGATTTTGCATCTACTGACACCAAATATATCTATCCACAAGAATTTTACACCACTTACAAACTTTACATTGACTTTTCAGTCTTTAATTATGTAAAAAATTTAGCTCCAAATAGAGCTGTTGTAAAAACCGGATTATTAATTGAACCGTCAATTCTAGAAAGAAAGAAGTTTAATTATAAAGATATTACCTATAATGTAAGTGGACTATATACATCAAGCATATATTTTGATAATTCCGCAACATTACTACCTACGTTTACTACGGGCAGTGATATGAATGTATCAGATGATAAACTAAACACTTATCAGACTGATCACGATCAATACAATTTTTCAAGATTTGAGATACCAGCATCAATTGACGATAGAGATTTTATATTTGCTAAATACGGAAAATATATTAATGTAGACTCAACTGGGTTTAGTATAAAAAATACATATAATATTCCGTCCAACGATTATTATGAAATGAGAAATAATAACGGTGAGATAGTAACATTTACTTCAAGTTATAATTTGGTTCAAATAGTAGGTTCTGGATCAGTTACTGGTTCTTCAGCGCTTACTAATCTATATAAAGGTGAATCAAACTCAGGTTATTCTTCAAGACATTTGAGTAAGTTAAATTTACCATGTTCAAGAGAAAAATACATTGCAATTACTGGATCAAATTATGTTATAAATAATGGCGTAAAGGTATTTGCACCTGCAAAAATAAAATATTACGAATATATCAAGGGTAAAAATGATTCAACTACCACAGTTAACAGAAAGGGTATACCAAATGGATCAAGTCCAGTTACAACAATACCTGGCTATTTGAGTTTGGATATTAGTAGTAGTAATTTTCCAGTTTATGGCACTCTTACAGGATCATCTGGCAATTCAGATCTTCTATTTGTTCAAGTTCCATTGACTGCTTCTATGGAAACCAGTGCAAGTCTGAACGAATATATCCTAAATTTATAATATCTATTTTGATATAAAACTTAAAATGACTGATAATTATTAATATATGGCATACTTAGACAACAACGTGATTACGATCAACGCGGTTTTGACCCAAAAAGGCCGTGAAATTCTTGCTAAAACCGGCGGATTGAACATTACCGCGTTTGCTCTAGCAGATGATGAAATTGACTATACACAGTTTAATCCAACACATCCAATGGGAAGTGCTTATTACGACATTGCTATTCGTAACACTCCCATCATGGAACCAATTACTGACGAATCACAATTGATGAAATATAAATTGGTAACTCTAAATCAAGGTGTTACTGCGGTTCCAACAATCAGTGTTGCACAATCTGTAATTGCTGTAGATCGTGATTATACCGGAGATATTAGTATTAGTCCAAGCACCAATCCAACTTACAACGTAACTTTGGGTTATACAGCAATATTAGCAAATAAAAATGTTGGAACTTTGATTGTTACAGAAACAAACAGTTTGAATTCTACTACGGCAACAGTTCCATCTTTTGCTGGAGATTTAACTTCACAAACTTCTCAAGCAGTGGTTGGTAATAAGTTTAGATTTGTTCCAAATGCTTCGTTGGCAAAAACAACAACCACCAACATCACAATTATTGGTAATGAAAGTGGCGGTAATACATCTATAACAGTAACGGTAAGAGTCCCAACAACAACAACATAATATTGAAATATGATATTTAGTCAATTTACAAACGATGATATTGTATCAGGAAGAATAAACCAAGTATCTTCTGGATTATTCGGCACCGGCAGTTTATATGTAACGCAGTCAAATTTTACAACATCATCTACACAAGCCAATAGTTTAACTGGATCTTCACCATTTGATGTTAAAAATGGACAATATTATTTAAATGTTTTATTGGGAGGAGAAACTTATTTTGCTATTGCTTATGGTGATTATGAAAATAGTGGTAGTTCAAAATATGACTACACTGGTTCAACAACTCCAGTTTTAACAAATGAATCCAAAGTAATTTATTCTCAATATAAGAATACACTATTACAACCGGGTGATACATTGTTTACTTTTGCTTCTGGAAGCGTATCTACGCCAATTGATGGAGAACAAATCTTTGTAATGAATTTTTCTCCAGATAAATTCAAAGATCAATTGGATCCGGGTCAAATTCAAATCAACTTATCTGGATCTTCTGGATCATATTCTTATATTGATGATTCACAAGTTATCAACAAACAACAAAACGTTTATAATTTGATATCTGGATCAGTAATTAACGGTGTTCCTACGCCTTATCTAAAAAATAATAGTCCAGTATATGCTGGTATTGGATTGTTTTATCCATCTAATGGTATTGTAATATTTAATGCTGATAAGACAAATAATCAAGTTGGCTTTACTCACGGAACATATATTGATCAAAGATTATCCAATTCATCCAATTATGAAGCAGCTAATTCAGTTCAAAACGCATATCGTCTGTGGCAACGTGACTTTTTTAACGCAATCAAAAACGTAAGAAGAGTTCCAATGGCTGCTAGAAAGAGTGAATTTGTTCCATCAACAAATTACTTCGTCCGTGTAAAGAACAAAGAGTTCAATTATAGTAACAATCCTACTTTTGTATCAAATGGAACCGATGGTAAAACAAAAGGCACTATTATTTATCAAGACTTGATCAATAATCCAAGAACTTATATTACTAGTGTTGGTCTATATAATGGTAACAATGAACTGTTGGCAATTGGTAAAATTAGTAGACCGGTTCAAAAGAGTTTTGATAGTGAACTATTAATAAAAGTCCGTATCGATTTCTAAAATAATCCTATTTATATAGGGATGATTAAATTTTTTAGAAATCAAGATATAATCGTAACTCCATTTACTATTGCTAAACCTCAAGTAGCAAATAGTATTTTTCCAGATTTGATTATAGCAAATATTGGTGAAGAAGAATATCCATTATTACTTCCAACTAACCAATGTAGTGATAATTTGTCAGGTAGTTGTTTGCCAGTTCAAACTGTAGATGGATATCTGTCTACTAGTGAATTTGATTCTCCTATAAATTTTCAACTTGGTGTTTTTGTTACATCAAGTGTAGTGTTTTATCCTTCTGGAAGTAGTGATTATAATCCAGTTACAAATCCATTAAATCTAGATGGAACATATCAACGTCAAGTTTATAATACAATTAAAAACATGTATTATAATAACTACAACAATGCATATAACATGTTTGGTATAAATGGTTATGATGCATCGATGATGACCAGTAGTTTGACTAATGATATATCTGTATTAAATTTTACCATACCACAAGCAGGTGATCAAATTAGACCAAATAGTGTCGTGTTTACCAATCAAAGTGGAGACATTGTTGCGGATCTAATTGATGATGGAAATTATAATTTAATATTGTCAGGAACATATTTTATAAACAAATATTCTTTTGAAGCTTCAACCACAGATTTGACTATTCCAATTGATATTTGTGGTCTTGGTTCATATTTTATAAATCCTAATGAAGATGGAAAATGTTGTGATATCGAACCTACACCTACTCCTACTCCCATTCCGCCTACTCCAACACCTACATCTACTCCAACTCCAACACCTACTCCAACATTAACACCGACGCCTACTCCTACGGTAACTCCTACACCTACACCAAGCCCAACTCCAACCAACACACCAATTGGTCCAACGCCTACTCCAACGCCAACGCCTACAGTAACCCCAACTCCTACTCCTACAATCACACCTACGCCTACTCCTACCCCAACGGTAACACCAACTCCTACGCCAACCGACACTCCAACACCTACACCTACAACTGCACCGGATGAGCCTACTCCAACGCCTACGCCAACTGCAACGGCAACCCCAACGCCAACACCAACTCCAAGCCCGACTCCAACGGACACTCCAACACCAACTCCAAGCCCGACTCCAACGGACACTCCAACACCTACTCCTACAGCTACAGATACCCCAACGCCAACACCTACAATTACCCCTACACCAACAACTCCAGAAAATTTATTTTATGCTAAGATTTACTTTGTTCCACCAAGTTCTTGTTCGTTTGAACCACCTTGTTGTGATCCAATAACAGATCCGGGTTGTGAGAGTTGTCCAGACTGTTGCACTCAAGCTCAACAAGAAGCTGGCAATTGTGATTACTGTGGCGGAAGTGGAATCGCAAGCCCAGATGTAGTTGTTAATGAAATTCCTGCCGATGCAAATGGCAATACATTTAATGAAGAAGGTCTCGGAACTACATTTGAATGTGCCGTGAATGATCCACATGGTGGTCCTACAGGTTTTACAAACCGTCAATATTTATGCACCATATCTTGGGGTGGTGGAACTCCATCATCGTTCCCAGACTATGAATCTGGTAGTGATATCGCTATATCATTTACCGGCACATATAATAGACTGGGTGTAGATTTGTGTTGTGGTAATTTAATGCAATTTTCATCACCATTTGATTATACATCTTTAACCACCGCGTTAAGTAGATATGCGGAGGTCAGTCCATTTGTATCTGGTGTAGTAAGTGGATCGGGAACTCAATCTGATCCATGGTTGGTAGTATTAAGTTAAAATAGTGAATAAACAAATATTATGATAACAGACTTATATTCTTATATTTTATACAAATCTAATTTAATACATTGGCTATATAGTATATCTGAGAGTGACAAGTTTCTTTCAACCACAGCGCTAAAATTGATATCAGACTTAAATAATAATATTTTATCGACCACGCCTGCTTATGATTTGTTGTTTAAAAAATATAAATTTAAAGTGTCATTACAAAGTGTAGGTAATGGTCAAACTTTAAGTTTTGTATTGTATCAGTATAATCCTAGTAAGAATAGTTTTACTTTTGTCGGCGTAATAAAAAATGTAACCGTCTGTGCATGTAATTCAGAAGATTTGCCAACTCCTACACCTTCTCCTACACCAACACCAACACCTACATCAACTTCCACACCTACTCCTACACCTACTCCGGGTCCAACAGATACTCCTACGCCAACCCCAACACCTGGCCCAACAGATACTCCAACGCCAACCCCAACACCTGGCCCAACAGATACTCCAACGCCAACCCCAACACCTGGCCCAACAGATACTCCTACGCCTACACCTACTCCGGGTCCAACAGATACTCCAACACCAACTCCAACGCCTGGCCCAGTAGAACCTACTCCAACACCTACACCTACAAACACTCCAGCTCCAACAGACACACCTACACCTACCCCAACTGTTGGCCCTACACCTACGCCAACTCCAACAAACACGCCTGCTCCTACAGCTACACCTACTCCTACCCCAACAATAACAAATACACCTACACCATCTCCTACTGCGACCCCAACTCCAACACCTACACCTGATCCTGGCATTCAACTATTTATGGTAGGTGGCGGTGGTGCGGGTGGTGACAAAATAAACAGCGTCGTTGCTAGTGAACCAGCAATGGGTGGCGGTGGATCGGGTGCTTATGTATTAACAAATACCTTTATACCTGTTGCTGGTGTATCATATAACTTTGTTGTTGGTAGTGGTGGCGACTTTACCGGTTCAGTAATGGCCAATAGAAATGGTCAAACCACTATGTTTGCTGATACCTATTATGCCGGCGGCGGTGGAGGTGGCGCAAGTTATATCAACGGCGTAGCTCTTGCTGCTGGTGATGGTGTATATGGCGGTGGCGGTGGCGGCGGCGGTGTCGCACCCGATGGAACTCTTATAGCAGCAGGTAACGGCGACGGATCTGGTGGATCTGGTGGTGTTGGCGTTGAAGCTGTTGATTATAGAGTTGGTGGATCTGGTGGTGGATATAATTCTAATGGAGCTAGTGGACAACTTGTATCAGGTCCTTCAGCACAAGGTGGTAATGGAACAGCTGTTATGACTGCTGGAGAAGTTCCAACTTGGTTTGATATCTATGTTAGCACGCTTATAGCCGATGCTATTGCGGGAAGCGGTGGCGGCAATGCTGTAGAAAAAACTGGCGCTGTTAGTTCGATTCGTTCGACCGCGCCCGGATACGGCCGTGGCGCCGCTGATGCTTACGGATCTGATGGTCGTGGAATAGATGGCGGTATGCCTACATCTGCTGGTGAAAACTGGGGTGCTGGTAATGGTGGTGGTGCTGGATGGGGCCCTTATACAAGCGGATTTGGTGGAGACGGATTTATTGCCTATATATATCCAAATACATGGTCTACTCCAGTTGTAACATATACTGGAAATGGTAATGTCAATTGGTTCAACTATTCAATAATAAATGCTACCCCATATAAAATACTATACATATACATTACGAGTAGGTCTACTAATGTTCAGGTCAACGGCCGTGGATGGAGTGATGGTATGAAAACATATTCTGGAACTGTAAGGTGGGATACTGTAGTTTAATGTCATCAATTTATAATAAAAGTTTTAAGTGTTACGATATCTATATAAACAATAGTTATGTCTAAAATATTCGTTCAAATTGCTAGTTATAGAGATCCAGAGTTGGTTCCTACAATCCGAGATTTAATTGCAAAAGCCAAATATCCAGAAAATCTTACGTTTGGTATATGTTGGCAGCGTGATGATACTGAGTCATTAGAAGAATATACTAATGATCCTAGATTCAGTGTTGTTGACGTAAAATATCACGAAAGCGAAGGTCTTGGGTGGGCTAGAAATTTGACTCAAAAGTTATGGAAAGGTGAAGATTATACTTTACAAATTGACTCACATCATAGATTTGTTCAAGATTGGGATGCTATTTGCATTGAAGATTATAATCAGGCCCGGCAGTTTTGTAAAAAACCAATTATTACAACATATTGCACACCGTTTAATCCACAAGATGATCCTTCTACTTGGAATCCAATTCCATGTTTAATGAGTCAATATGAATTTTCAAGTGATAAGTTGTTGATGAGCATGCCATGGTTTATACAAGATTATAAGACTAGAACCAAAGTGATTAGAGCTAGGACATTATCTGGACATTTTATTTTTACACAAGGTAAGTTCTGTGAAGAAGTTCAATATGATCCCCGGGTTTATTTTGGTGGTTATACAGAAGAGACTTCTATGTCTGTAAGAGCATATACACATGGTTATGATTTTTACTCTCCATATAGAATGGTTATGTGGCATGAATACACCAGAAATTATCGTGTAAAACACTGGGATGATCATGGCCACAAAAATGAAAAGATCAAAGTTACTAGTGGCGAACGAGACATTTTATCAAGAAATTTGGTAAGACAGTTGTTTGGTCAAGAAGATCATAAAATTCCATTTGGTATTTATGGACTTGGTAGTGAACGAACGTTACATGATTATGAAGTCAGTTTTGGATTTGATTTTAAAAAATGTAGAATACAAGGTTATACACTCAAAGTAAATGAACCACCAAATCCAGGTGTATGGGATGAAGAATTTAAAACCGAGAACTATGAAACTAGAGTTACTTGGGATACTCAGTTCTTTAAAGATAATCTCAAAGAGGGTTATGAATTTATCACATTAGGTGTAGTAGATAAATTCTCAAACAATTTATATCGTGTAGATTTTAAACCAGAAACCAACCCATCTGTATTTAACTATACTTACGATAGTCATGTATGTAGATATAGCAGCGATAATAAACCAAGTAAATTAGTTATGTATGGTTATAACAAGGTATCTGGTTGGACACCACGATATGAAAAGAATATATGAGAATTGTATTTACAGTAATAGGTAATAGCAGACGTAGTAACTATCTAAATGGTGACACACTTCGTTATGGTGGCGGTGGAGGTAGTGGAACAGATAGTAGTTCTATAGTTGTGGCTGAATATTTGGCTTCGCAAGGACACGAAGTTGTATTTGTGACAGAGGCTTTGGAACCACAGTTGGAACAGGCATATAAAAAAGCTGGGCGAGTTTATGTTCCAGGCATGAAAGTTAGAGGTGTTATTTATACCAACTTGAATTTTGATGGTATTGATAATAAAGAATTTGATATCTTGATTAATAGTTTATGGTTTGCCAAATATAAAGAGTTACCTATCAAGGTTACCAAAGCATTGATTTATTGGAACCATATGCAGTGGTTGTATGGTCTCAGTGAAATTATTAATTATACCAAAGAGAATAATTTACAACTGGGAATAGTTAATATATCTAACTGGGAAAAGGGAATGAATCAATCTACAGTTGATAATATTAAGTCTCAAATACCAGATCTTAAACAAGCATTGATACCAAATCCTATAATGGATGATATTGTCAATGAAGTGTGTGAAATGAATTTGACTCGAAAGAATCACAAATTTATATTTCATGCAGCTTGGGCAAGAGGTGGAAATGTGGCTATAGAAGCAGTTAGACATTTAAATTTTCCAGATGTTGAATTTCATGCTTTTGATTATTTGTTAGCAACACACGATCATAAAGATCCATTTTTTACTAGACACAATGGTGTAGATAAAAAGACATTATTTACTCATCTAGCAGAAAGTGAATATTTTGTGTATCCATTGTATACTCCTTACAAAGATGTTCATAAGGACACTTTCTCATGTGTTGTTGCTGAAGCAATAGCACTTGGTGTTATACCAATAACTTATCCATTAGGAGCATTACCTGAAATTTTTGATGGTCATTGTGTTTGGATTGATTTTCCAGAAAATGTCGATCCAGTTAAAATGCAATCAGAAGCTTTATCTAAAGACGAAGATGGAATTTTCAAATATAATATTCCCAAGATTGTAGAGAAAATAAAATATCTAGAAAACAATCCTCAAGTAAAAGAAGAATTAAGAGCAAAAGGAAAACAATATATTCTTGACAATTTTAATTCTGCTAAGGTTGGTGCTATGTGGGTTGATTTTATCAATACGTTGGTATGATACACAGAATAGTTTCATTTTATCAAACAGATTTGCCCAAAGAAATTATTGTTCTTCAAAAACGAGTATTCAATCATTTGGATTTGAATGTCGAACAAATTAGTTGGGATTTTGAAACAAATACACACACCGGCGCAATTCAAGATTATTTAGATACACATTCCGATTATGATTTTATATCATTATTTGATGTAGATTGTTTTCCGACTAGTAAAGATTGGGTAAAAAAGACATTGGGTTTTATATCTGATCAAAACACAGTGTATGGAAATGCTCAAGCGTCAAATGTTTTTCCAGATATTAATCCATATAGGACACCACCATTTGTAAATGGCGGCGTATTTAACATGTCATATACAGTTTGGTCTAACTCTCCATTTCAATCAATTGATGCTCAAATGTATCCAAATCCAGATGGTAATTTGGCTGAAGCGGATGGTTATGAAGCATTAACTAGAGAATTAGAAAAACAAGGACGAAGAATAGTGTTGTCTTATCCAACACATTGTGCTGAAGATCTTACATGGAAGTATACTGGGGGTTTTGGATATCCGTCATTTGCTTATGGAAACGGAACAGAATATGACAGTGACACATTTCATAATTTTCAAATACGAATTCCAGATAAACGAAAACATTTCTTAAAACGTGCTAAAAGTATTTTGGGTGAAAAATACAATGTGGATGAATTTAAACATATTTTAACATGAAAATACAAGATTTTTTTGACAAAGGGTATTACTTAAATTTAGACAGACGACCTGACAGACGAACTTTGTTTGAGGATGAAGTTAGGCCATATGGTTTGCTTAATTTTTTAGAACGTAGATCAGCTGAAGATTGTCTATTACGACCTGACATAACCTATAAACAATTTTTTTGTAGTTATTCATTTTATAAAATATTTCAAGATGCTTATGAAAAAGGATATGAAAAAATTGTTATATTCGAAGACGACTTTGTATTTTTAAATGAAGAATCACAGGGAATTGATAATATTGAAAAAGGTTTGGATCAGTTGGCTAACTTTCCAGATTGGGATATTATCTATTTTGGTGGATATGTGTTTGATAAAGAAATTCATCAAGTGGCGCCTAATTTATTAAAAGCTAACACAATTCTTACTACACACGGAATTGGATTTACAAGAAATGCAATAAAACAATTATTGAGTTTTAGACCATTTATAGATTCGGCACTTGACGGATGGATGGGACAAAGATATGAAATTAATAAATATATCATATATCCGTTAAGTTGTTATCAAAGAGAAATTTCCAGTGATTTAGATGCGTGGGGCAACACACCTGCTTTGTCACATTTTAAAAAACATTATATACAAGGAAATTTAATTAAATTGAATGAAAAGGCAGACCAATGAGAAAAAAATCAACCACATTTTCTAAAAATTTTATTTGTAGTAGATTGCAAGGAAGAACAGGCAACATGATGTTTCAACTAGCACATGGATATGCTAAAGCGTTAGAATATAATAGACAATTTGTTGCTCCATCTCAAGATAGTTCGTCAAACATATTTGAAAAAAATTTATTTAGAAAGTTAGATTTTGATGTTAAAAAGTCGGAGGGTATAAATGATGCGGAGTTTATCGCGGGAACATTTTCTTACTCAAATTTACCTCCTTCTAATGATAAACCAACTGTTTACGTAGGTTGGTTTCAATCTGAAAAGTATTTTGGTAAATTTACAGAGACAATTAGAGATTTGTTTTCACCAACTAAAGAATTTGTTGAAAAAGCTAAAAAAGACTTTCCATTTTTAGAAAGTTCAACTATAGCTGCTATTAATGTAAGACGTGGCGATTATTTGACCCAGCCAACAAGACATCCCGTTGTAAGTTTGGGATATATACAAGAAGCATATAAACATTTGCCCAAACACGATCACTTGATTATTATGAGTGATGATATAAAATGGTGCAAAGAAAATATAAAACTACCAAATAGTATTTTTGTTGAAGACAATGTTTATCGTGATTATGAAGGTCTTTGGTTGTTGTCTTTATGTGATCATTTTATTATATCCAATTCTACTTTTAGTTGGTGGGGAGCGTGGCTGTCAAGAACGGATGATAAAGTGGTTATAGCTCCAGATACTTGGTTTGGTCCACAACATGATTTCAGAGAACAATCTAATGATATTTATTGTAACGGATGGATCAAAATACCCACGTATTGGAAAGATGGAATTCTTGAATTTAAGAAATAATATATATATTGATAATAATATTTGGAGTCTAAAGATAGATTTTTTGTTTATTTCAATATTTATAGGCAATGTCGAATTTTATAAACATACATAATGAGAACTATGGTAAAACGGTAGTTACAAATGGTAATTTTATCGCAGTTTCTAATATTAATTCGAAACCATACACTTGCGCAGAGGGTTTTTCAAGAATAAGTGAAGTTTTAATTTATCAAAAAAATCAATTTACTTCAAATTATTCTTTTGCTAAAGTTTATAGAGATCCAACGGGAGCTGCGGGTAAAGAAGTTTTATCGTATTACACTGAACAAAGTGCTAGTAATTTATATACTGCTTCTTTGTCACAAGATAGTGGGTCTAACATCGATACATCTACATCATGTGATTTTATTGTATTGGAGGATGATACTGTAACGGTTAAACAAAGTTTTTTTGGCTCTGCGTTAGCAATATGTGACAAATATTTGGTGATATCAGATACAGCATTCAGTGAAAGTGTAGCATCTATTGATATTAATAATACCGCCGTTCATGTTTATAAACTTTATGAAACTTCTGTTGATGAATGTAAAAGTGAAGAATTAACCACTTTTACTTTGCCTGACGCACCAGTTTGTATATTCACTGGTTCTCAAACCAATGGATTTGGAAACGCGATAGCAGTATCTGATAAATATTTGGCAATTGGGGCACCATATACTAATGATGGAAGTGGGTCAGTTTACATTTATAAAATTTCTGGTTCTTGTGATGAGTATTTTTTAATGCAAGAATTAACATCATCAAACAGTGGTGATTTATATTTTGGGTCAGCCGTTTATATTGATAAGTATGATCAAAATAAAATAGCAATTTCAAGTGCTCCAACTGCAAATAGTAAAGTTTTTATCTATTTCTATCAATCTGGATCTGATGGTGAATCTTGGAAATTGAATCAAACTCTAATACAAGATTTATCAGATAAATGGTATAAAGTTCAAGGTAATCGTGATTTGGATTGGTATGCAGATCCAAACAGATCTTCGCCATACAATACTCGTTATGGTTATTCGTTGGCAATAGCAAAAGACAATCTGATTGTTGGCGCACCAAATGATTTAATATACTACGAATACAGTAGCTCGCTTCAGTTATTAAATTCACAACCTATTAGATATCGTGGAGCTTTTTATCACTATAGTATATTGTCTGGATCGACATCAAATGAATTTATATTGGCCAACAAATCGTATGGTGATGTAAATGTTTTTAAAGATAATATGTTGGGATATAGTGTAGATATTACCGACAAATATGCAGTGGTTGGTTCGCCAAAACCATATTTTCCATTTTCAAGTTTATATCTGTCAGCTTCAATTGATAGATACAATACTAACCTTGAACCAAATGATTTTGGATCTAGCACATTTAACGGTCAAGTTCTTTTGTATAACATTGTTAGAAATTTATGTGGTGATGCTGATGAATTAAGACTTGCAACTACAACACCTATCGGTTATAGAAAAAAGATTGGAGAACCTTTTAGTGCATTTGGATCATCAGTGGCTTTATCCGATATCAATATGGCAGTTGGATCTCCTACACCATTGATGGATGATTTTTATCTTAAAGTTCCATTTGCCTTAGAACAATCATCTGGTAGTGGGTTGTTTTCATGTTCATTTTCGAGTTTGACGAGCAGTATTTTCTTCATGATGGAAGATGACATTTGTGATTGTAACGGAAATAATTTAAATAGTGGATCACCATCTAGTATTAGTGCTTCAGTAGGCCCTGTCACTTCGTCAAATTCATCTATAATTTATATAATGGATGATGACAATCCCGCAATTGATTATCTTCATGGAAAATCATTTATATATGATTTTGCTGATCTACAAAAGAATTATACTGTGGGAAATGTATTTTACAACTATAACAAAATTGTAATAAATAATACAGGCAGTATATTGTCAGATCTTTTGAAAAATCCATTAAATCCATTAGATGATTATGTATATGGTGATTATCAAAGTCAAATTACGTTGAATGAAAAACAATTTATTTGCACTGTTGAACCTGGCGAGTTTAATATTTCAACCAATCCTACGGCAATAACATCATCATTTACCGGATCATCTATTGTCAATTCATATTGTGTAGTAAATAAAGAAGTATTTGATTTTAGTAATTTGGATATTGTTTTACGATATATTAACTATAAATTGACATCTACGCACGTTGAATCTTGGTGGGATGTATTGGTTACTGGCGATGTTCAAGAGAGTATGTTTAATTTTTATACATCGTCGGTCACAAACTTTACTGATAATAGATTGACTCCAGAACTAAAATGTATACTTGGATCCAAAGACTTTGATGTAAACAAAGACGGCGTTGTTAATTACGCAGATGCCTACATGATATGGAACTATTTTATAGCTAATTTAACAATAGAAAATTATAAACAATATATTACTACCAATTCAAAACGAAAAAATTACGATAGTATTATTGAATTTTTGGATGAAAAAACTTTAAAGGGTGGATTCAATAGAATTAAGTCTGAGTTTTTCAATTACAATTTTAGTGCGTCTGTGGATCCTACCGGATCTTACTTGGCTCCATACATCACTGAGGTAGGTTTATATTCAGGTGCTGATTTGGTAGCAATAGCCAAATTAGCAAGTCCTATAAAAAATAATGGTCAAATTCCAATCAATATTGTTGTGAAATGGGATACTTAAACCTATTTATTATAAAGATAACACAAAAAATATATGGCAACTTCAACCGATGCAAAAATAATTGATCGTGAATCAAGTAAAACCAGTTTAGCCGATAGATATAAAGCTGGTCAACCTGCTGGTGGTGCATATCAACCAGTTCAAAAGAACGTCAAGACTACTGGAGCCAATGAGTTGTCGTTAGGTGGAAGCACATATGATACATCATATACTGTATCTAAGGGATTTGTTTTGGGTGTAACTCCTGGCACAGAAAATTTCAATCAGAAGTCATTAAATTATAGTGACACTATTAACGGCGGCGTTAAAACCGATGGTGTGAATAAAATTTCTACTAATTGGAATGGACAATCGTCTGTAAAAGATGCATTATATACGGTGGATCCCGGTTTTAGATTGAAAGCAACAGTTGGTTCTACCCAATTCAAAGATGCTATTGGCAATCAATCAAGACAACTATCTTTATATTTAAAAGGATTTAATTCCAACAAATATATTAATGGTTCTTTTACTCGTTAATATATCTATTATTAATGGTTATATTGGGTTTAGACTCTTCTACATCAGTTACTGGATGGGCGTTTAATGTCGATGGAAAAATCGAACATGCTGGTTTCATTGACACTAAAAAATTAGAGACTACAAAAGAAAAGACATTTCGTGTTATATCTGAATTAGAAAAAATTCCTCTCATCAAAAAAATTGATTACATCAATCTTGAAGCTGCATTGAGTGGATTTGCTGGTGGATTTACATCACAACAAGTTATTATAACATTAGCAAGACATAACGCTGTATTTGCTTATATTTTGGAAGAACACTTCAAAAAGAAAGTTAACTTATTAAGTGTCACCACAATGCGTAAACATTTATTTGGAAAATGTAGAGTTAAGGGCATTAAACCAAAAGATTTTGTAAAAGCCGAATTGGAAAAAATGATGCCGAACGTTACCAAGTTCACCATAAAAAATAAAAAAGGTAATTGGGACGAACGAAACAGTGACATGTATGATGGAATCGTGTGTGCGATGTATACGGAAAAATAAAAAGTTGATTCTACCAGATTGTCGTGTAATATAAACTAAGACTTATGGTAGAAATTTCTATAATTGATACACTTACCAGATTATTCAAACACAAACCGTCCATTCAAAAAGGTGGAACGGAGTTGATGTTTTTCTGTCCTAACTGTAATCATTATAAAAGAAAACTAAACGTAAATACCACAACTGGATATTATCATTGTTGGGTTTGTAATTTTGGTGGTAAAGGATTCAAGAGTCTTCTAAATAAAATAAAGGCACCATCAGAATATTATCAAATTCTATGTAAGATCAAGGCTCCAAAAACCAAGAACAAAACAGATAATAAGAAGTTGTTGTTACCTTCTGAATTTAAACCTTTATACAAAGCATCTACAGAAGTATTTCATAAACACGCATTAAGTTATTGTTTTAAACGGGGTCTAACAGTGTATGATATTGTTCGTTATAATATTGGATATTGCACTGATGGAACTTTTAAAAATAGAGTAGTGATTCCATCGTATTCTGCTACCGGAGAATTGAACTTTTACTGTGGTAGAGATGTATATGATAGTAAAATGAAATATAGATTGTGTGACTCTACTAAAGATATTATTGGTTTTGAATTGTTTACAGATTTCAGCAAACCAGTGACTTTGGTTGAGGGTGTATTTGACGCTTTTTCTGTAAAATATAATGTTATTCCACTGTTTGGAAAAACTTTATCAGACAAGTTAAAGATAAAATTAATTCACCAGAAACCACCTAGAGTGAATGTTTTGTTGGATAATGATGCTTTGAAGAGTAGTTTGGATATCTGTGAATTTCTCATTCATAATGGTATTGATGCACATCTTGTTATGTTGAATGGCAAAGATCCAAATGAACTCGGACATATAAATACTTGGAAAGCCATAGATGCCAGTGGTAAGATAACAGACGGAGATTTATTCAAATTGAAAATTAAAAATAAAATATGATAGTATTAAAAAATACAGGCGGTAAAATTGACAATGTTGTTCAAGTGTCTGATATTCATATTAGGCTCACAAAACGTCACGACGAATATCTCTCAGTGTTTGAGAGATTTTACACTGTATTGGACAAGTTGAAGAAAAACACCAATTTGATTTGTGTGATTACTGGCGACGTATTTCACAACAAATCCGATTTGAGTCCAGAGTGTGTCAAGATTGGTAGTGACTTTCTCAAGAATTGCGCAGACCGTGTTCCCACAATACTGATTGCGGGTAACCATGATGCTACACTTGCAAATAAGTCACGATTGGATTGTTTGACTCCTATTGTTGATGCGCTTCAACATACCAATCTATTTTATTTAAAACCAAGTGATACGTTTAGATATGAAAATATTTTGTTCAATCATTTCAGCGTGTTTGATGAACCAGATAAGTATATCAACTATTACACCATTCCTTCAAGGTATAAGGTGGAAACTGATCATCACATCGCACTATTCCACGGTCCAGTTAATGATGCTGTAACCGACGTTGGTTATACGGTCAGTAACAGAACTATCATGAATGACTTATTTGACGGTCATCATATGGTTATGTTGGGAGATATTCATAAACATCAAATTCTTCAAGAGTATGATGAAGATACTTCCAAGCCTGTTATTGTGTATGCTGGTTCAATGATTCAACAAAATCATGGTGAGGAACTCAAGGGTCATGGATTTTTGTTGTGGGATTTGAAACGTAAGTTGTATAAACACTATGAACTTCCAAATGATTATGGATTTTATACTGTTGAAATCAATAAGGGTCAGTTGACTACTGATCTTTCTGATTTGCCCAAGAAGGCACGTATCAGAACCAAGTGTTTTGAGTCTATTCCTTCTCAAGTAAAAGAAGTGATGAATGATATCAAAGACAAATGTGAGATTCTTGAGTCTACATTTATTAGAATTGATGAGTTTGATTATAATACAAACAAGTCTACTCACGTTCTTGATATTCATAACATTTTTAATGTAGATTATCAAAATAAATTGATTGAGGATAGTCTCAAGTCAAAGAAAGTTCAACCATCATTGATTGAGAAAGTTAAAGAACTTAACAAAACAATCAATACACAAATTCCGAGAGATAAAACTCCAAAGAATATTCGATGGAAACCAAAGATCTTTGAATTTGATAATATGTTTAGTTACGGTGAAGGTAATTACATCGATTTTACCAAACTAAAGGGAACTATTGGTTTGTTTGCTCCAAATGCAAGTGGTAAGTCTAGTATCATGGATGCTTTGGCGTTTTGTGTATTTGATAAATTTAGTAAAGGATATAAGGCAAGTCATGTTCTCAATACACAAAAAATGAGCTTCAAATGTAAGTTCAATTTTGAGGTGAGCGGCGTTGATTATTATATTGAGCGTGAAGGTAAAGCTGATAAGAAAGGCAACGTCAAGGTCGATGTTAAATTCTACAAGATTGACAAGGACGGCAACGAAGTGCCACTAAATGGCGAAGCTCGTAGAAGCACCAACGACATTATCAGAGATTATGTGGGAACATATGATGATTTTATTTTGACTGTATTGAGTGTTCAAAACAGTAAGGCTGGATCTTTCATCGATTTGGGTCAGACTGAACGTAAGGACTTGTTGTGTCAGTTTATGGGTCTGAATGTTTTTGATCAGTTGTTCAATATTGCCAACGAAAACTTCAAAGAGACAAACACTCTATTAAAGAATGTTAGTAAGGATACATTGGAAAATGAACTCCAAACTATATCTGGTAGTATTGATTTAAACATTAAAAATATTGAGCAGTTTAATCAAGATTTAAGTGAACAAGAACAGATCAAAGAACAACATAACAATAATCTTCTTCAGTTGAGTAAGAATATTGTTAGATTGGATGATATCAAATCGGATGATATTGAATCTTTGGAATCCAAGAAGATTGAATATGATAATAAGATCCAGACTTTTGAAAATGGTATTGTTGAATATAAAAATAAACTAACCGATGTTGAAAGTTCTCTTCAACAGTTGAGTTCTTCTTTGAAGGCATGTGAGGATATTGATTCAAAGTATGAAGAGTATAAGAAGGCCAAGAAACTTCAAGATTCCAAAGAGTCTGAAATTGATAAGCTTAAATTGGTTATCAAGAACAAGGTCGAAAAGTTAAAGAAACTTGAAGAACACAAGTATGATCCAAACTGTGATTTTTGTGTCAACAACGTGTTCGTAAAAGATGCTATTGCTACAAAGAAAGATTTGGAAGTTGAGAAATTAAATGCTTCCAAGATTGTTGGTGAGTATAATAATATCAAACAACAAGTTGATTCATATGGTGATATAGAAGCTGAATATCAAGAATGTAAGACTACCAATAATCAAAAAGTTGTCTTGGAAAAGAAGCGTGAAGTTATTACAACCGCAATGCTTAGAGATGAAAAGTGTTTGGTCACACTAAAGTCTGAATACAAACAAATTATTAAAGATATTGAGTCTTTCTATAAAAATAAAGATATTATTGAAAATAATTCAAAGTTATTAGATCAAATTGAAGAAGTCAAGACTAAACTAAAATTAGTTGAAACCGAAATCAAGTCTATTAATTATAACTTGATGAATGCTTCTACTGAAAAAGGTAAGTTGGCACTTCAGTATAAGAATACTACCGATCAATTAAATAAAGTTAAAGAACTTGAAGAAAGTTACGAATCATATAAGTTATATACTACGGTTATTAGTCGTGATGGTATTCCTTATGATGTGATTACCAAGACTTTGCCTGAAATTGAGAAAGAAGTTAATAATATTCTTCATCAAATTGTAGAATTTACCATATCTCTCAATACAGACGGTAAAAATATCATGACTAACATTATTTATGATGATAAACGTTGGCCTTTGGAAATGGCAAGTGGTATGGAAAAGTTTATTAGTGGATTAGCTATACGAGTGGCATTGATCAATATTAGTAATCTACCAAGACCCAATATTATTTGTATTGATGAAGGGTTCGGCTGTGCTGACAGTGATCATTTGGGACAGATGGGCGCTTTATTTACTTATTTGAAACACCAATTTGAATTTATATGGATTATTAGTCATTTAGATCAAATGAGAGACATGGTAGATATGCATCTGGAGATTAAAAAAGAAAATGGGTATAGCAAAATCGATTTTTAATAAAAAAAAATTAAGATATTATAAATAGTTAGGTGTTCCACTTTTTTGGCAATATTTATAAAGTAAACATAACTTTTGGAAAAGTTAAGTTGACACTCTGAAAGGAACATAAATTATGCCAATTCAAGAAGGTGGACGATGGAGTCCAACACAACAAATAGTAAGTCCTGGTGTATTCACCAGAGAAAATGACTTATCGGGGCTAGCCCAAGGCGTAGCCAACATAGGTGGTGCAATCGTGGCTCCGTTTGCTGACGGACCTGCGTTTTTCCCAAATATTATCACAGACGTAGCAACACTAGAACAACGTTTCGGTCTCGCCGACGGTGTTTACTACGGACCATATACAGCCAAAGAATATCTTATACAGCAAGGTATTGTGACAGTCGTCCGCGTAGGTGGATTGACTGGTTATTGGCAAAAGAATCCATTGATTGTATATGCTGAGCCGGGTCAATGGACCAGAACTGATGATATTGGAGCATTAACCACCGCATCATTCATGTATTTGGACAGCGGAGATTATACTGCTAATATTCAATACGAACATACCGCTTCTGGTTATCTACTTAGTGGTTCTTCTACATATCAAGCAACACCAGATGGTGGTTTGCAAGTAACTGGAACATTAACTACCGCAGCTGAAATTACAAGTTTCTTGAGTAGCAATCAAAATTTAACATACATTAGTGATTTGTCAGCATCTTTGGCATCACTATTGGGTGCCAGAAAGCTTGTAACAATTACTTCTACAAATGCTTACACAGCATTCAGTGCATCAGCTGTTGCTGGTGGTTATCCAGTTCAACCAACTAATAGTAGTATAGATTATACTCTTGCTTGGTTTGATGTAACACAATGGATTCCATCAGGTAGTTTGTATGTCACAAGCAGTGCAGGTTTGACAACAAGAGCAATTGATAAAAATATTCACGGAACTTGGAATGGAACTTCAAAAACATTCTCATCAAATGCTTCCGCATCTTATTTGACTGCTTCTATCATCAAGAGTGGAGCGCAAGTCAAATGGCCATTTGTTATTCTTACATCAGCAATTCCAGCTGGAACCAACGTCACTGTAAGTGCATATGATCCAGACGAATCTACTGGAAACGGATTTGATTCTGTTGTATCATATGATAACTCACGTCTAAAATTTAGTGGTAGTATCAATGCAAGATTTGGTAGTGCTGCTTTGACTAGTGGTTATCCATCAGATTATGACGGAACCGGTCAATTGAGTGGTAGTAAATTATATGCAGGTAAACAAGTTTCTCTTGGAACTGTAGAATCTGGATATCTTGCCAGATACTTTACTGGTGAATCTCTACCATCAGGTGCAGTTGGTTACTTTAAGTTGACTTCTAGTATTCAAGGTTCTGATGCAACTCCTAATGATCAAATTGCACAAGCAATTCAAGAAAGCACAGAGACTGATTTCAAATTGACTTCAAGTATTTTGAACATTAGTTCAACTTTGAGTAACATTAGTCTTGCTTACGATCAAGCCACATTTGATGCTACCAGCACATTGTATGTTCAAAGCGCAAGTTTTGCCACAGTTCGTAGTGCTGCTACTTGTGGTGCTGCTTTGAGATTCTTGGGTCTAATCTCTGGATCTTATGGCGCATTCACTGGTAATTTCCAAGCTGACGGTGCAGGTGGTTCAGATCCATGTAATCCTCCACCATCTGGTCGTAAGCCAGTGGTAATGGCTGTTTTGGCAAATACTCAAAATGCTTCTACTCAATTCAGTAGTGATTATGAAGTATATGGATTTGATACCTCAACTGTCAGTCAATTGACAAGTTCAGTATATCCATATGAAGGTAATGTCAATCCTAACGAAAACATCTATCAGTTGATCTTGAACTATAGTTTCACAGATGCTGATAGTAATGTATTTGCTGGAACATATGGTTATTATGACTTCAGTTTGAATGAAGATGATAATAACTACATCAAGGATGTGTTCGGTATTGACCCAACTGTTGGTAATCCAGCAAAACAAGTTCAAGGTCAAAAAATTGAAGCAGCATACAATTATGTTCTCTTTGAAGATACAATAAAACAAGTTGTTGCTCAAAAGACCCGTCCAAATGCTGAGGGTGGTGGTTGGAGACTACGTGTAACTACAGCTCCATCCGCTTCATTCAGTGTTGGTGAATCAATGAAGTTTTTGGATCAATATTCACTAGATCCAAATACTGGTGATTCACAATTTGCTATTACAAATGCAAAAACACCATGGATCTATAGTCAACAAATTGCTCCATTCAAGGGTAGTGCTGATGAAGCTGCTACTCCAACTAAATTCCAATTGTTCAAGGTTCACACTTTAAGTGATGGCACATTGAGCAACAAGAAGTATAAGATTGAAATTAACAACGTTAAATTGGCTGGCACTGTTCCAGGTAGTGCTTGGGGTTCATTCACCCTCGCAGTTCGTGCTTACAGTGACACCGATAAACGTCCAAAGTATTTGGAAATTTTCCAAAACTTGAATCTTGATCCAGATAGTCCTAACTTCGTTGCACGTCGTATTGGTGATCGTTATGCTTACATTACATTCGCCGGTAAGATTGTTGAATATGGAACATATGTCAACTTGAGTAAGTATATCAGAATTGAAATGACTGATGTTGCTTACCCTGAGGTTGTAATTCCATATGGATTCCAAGCATACTCCGCCCCTGTTGACGGAACTTTGAGCAACTTGTTGCCAGCAGTTCGTTATAGTAAGGCAAGTATTTATGGTCTTGCCCCAGGTAAGTATCCATCTGGAACGGTGTTTGGTGAAGTTCCAGAAGCAAGTGAAGAACTAGCTTATCTATATCCAACATCTTCGTTCGCAGTTGGTGTTGAAAATAATACTAAACAATACTTCAAACCACTTCCATATTTTGGTAGTGCTGATTCAAACGGTGATAATATCGATTTCGATCTTGAAGCAAAAGTGTATGGAACTACAAATAGTTCATACTATGCTCAAGGCGTATCAGAAAGCACTGGTTCGATCTTGGCTCCAAGTTTGAGTGGTAGTATTCCAAGTGTATACGATCCAGTCAACGAACCAATTTATGTAAAACTACGTAAATTTGTTGTAGGATTCCAAGGTGGATTTGATGGACAATGGCCAGCAATTCCAATTAATGTTGGATCTGACATCACTGCTGGTAATACTCAAGGTTTGGATTGTGCTACTATCAAGAGTCCAGGTAGTATTGCTTACAAACAATGTATTGCTGCTCTAGGCAATGCTGATGAGTTTGATATCAACTTGATTGTGTTGCCTGGTATTTTCCGTGAACAACACAGTTATGTAACAGAAATTACAATCACAATGTGTGAAGCTCGTGGTGATTGTTTCTACATCATGGACAACGTGGTCTTCCCAGCAAGTAATCAAAGCGTAGGATTGATTGATGCAGCAATTAATACTGTTGCTACAATTGATAGTAACTATGTTGGAACTTACTATCCATGGGTCAAGATTTTGGATACAAACTTGAATAAGATTATCAGTGTTCCTCCTTCAGTAGTGTTGCCAGCAGTTTATGCTGCTAACGACAATGCTGCTGCAGAATGGTATGCTCCAGCCGGTCTAAATCGTGGTGGTATCCCACAAGCTGTTCAAGTCCTAGACAGATTGACACATGCTGAACGTGACACTCTATATGAGAATCGTGTGAACCCAATCGCAGCATTCCCAGGTCAAGGTATCGTAGTTTGGGGTCAAAAGACTCTACAAATTGCTCCAAGTGCCTTGGATCGTATCAATGTTCGTCGTTTGTTGATCAACTTGAAGAAGTTTATCGCAAGTTCAAGCAACTACTTGGTATTTGAACAAAATGTTGCTTCAACTCGTAACCGTTTCTTGAGTATCGTCAATCCATACTTGGAGAGTGTTCAACAACGTAATGGTATCTATGCTTACCAAGTTAAGATGGATGCTGAAAACAATACACCTGACCTAATTGATAGAAATATCCTATATGGTCAAATCTACATTCAACCAACTAGAACTGCTGAATTCATATTGCTTGACTTCAACATTCTACCAACTGGTGCAAGTTTCAGTGAATAATCTGAAATAGAATAAATCAAAACCCCGCCCGTAAAAAGGCGGGGTTTTTTCATTTGTATAGATATTTATATGTGATGATTAGTCTTTCAGACCTTTTATTAGAAGCTAAATTGCCTGTGAGTGAACAGGATATGGATTTGTATGCACGTAAATACAAAAAGACAATTGATTATTTACGTGATAAGAAAAAAGTTTTGTTGTTGACTACTAGTAATAGATGGGTCAAACATAAAGATGATGTGCCTAAAAGTAGTCAATTAGCACTTAAAATACAAGATCTATTGGGTAAAGAAAAGGTAACACTTATTGATACTACCAAATTACATATAGTTCCTTGTGAAGGTAATGTAAGTAGTAACAAAGAATTTGGTGGAAATCATTGTGGGACTATTGGTGCTTTATTAAAAAACAAAGAACAAAATCCAAGTGGTCATCATCGTTGTTGGGCTAGTATCAATGAAAAAGGTGATGAACTTTGGAAAATCAGTAAAGAACTATTTGAAAGTGACTGTGTGTTATTTTTTGCTAGTATTAGATGGGGACAAGCAAATAGTTACTATCAAAAATTAATTGAACGATTAACTTGGATTGAAAATCGTCATTCAACATTAGGCGAAAGTAATTTAGTAAAAAATATTGATGCTGGATTTATTGCAGTCGGTCAAAATTGGAATGGATCTGATGTGACTGCTACTCAAAAAAGTGTATTGGAATTTTACGGATTTAAGACCCCAGATCCGTTGTTTTGGAATTGGCAGTTTACAGATAATGCGCTTGATGAAACTAAAAGTTCATATCTAAAAGGTGTGAATGTATTTGAAAAAACATTTATTAAATAATATGATTAAACTTAGTAGAATTTTGTTTGAAGTGATCAATGAAGGTGGTGCTGGTGGTCATATGGATCATCCATTTGATTTTGCTTCTAATGGTAAACAACTTGTTGATGTGTTTAACAAGACAATAAAATCTTTAGAAAAGGGATCTGGTAGTGTAAAGATTGACGGCGTAAACGCAAGTATTCGTTTGGTGAATGGTCAGTTTGTAATGGATCGTGGTAGTGCCAAAGCATTCGATGTTAAAGGTATGAGGCCAGAAGATTTGCCTGGCAGATTTCAACCAGATCCTACAACTGGACAAGAACATGGATTTGTAAAAATTGGCTCTAAGGTTATTAATATTTTTGATGAAGCAATACCATCTACACAATCAGAATTGAAGAAGTTAGGTTTATTAGATAATCCCAATATTCTGTTGAACGTTGAATATGTTGAAGGACAAACAAACGTTGTGGGTTATGGTGATATAGGTAACTTTCTTGCTATTCATGGATTAAAAGAAATCAAGCCCAAGACATTTGGTAAAGACGGCAGTGTGAAGTCACGTGCGGCTACCGAAATATCATATGACAAAGCAGCAATGCAAAGTTATATCAATAAATTAAATTTAGTTGCGAAGAAGCACGGATTTAAAGTATTGGGTAGTGTAGATACAACATTCAAAACAAAACCAAACTTGTCAAAACCACTTGGCGAAAAAGTAACATTGTATCCAAATGGAACACCAGTAACAAAAAGTTTGAAAGATTGGTTGAACACAGTGACGATTCAGACTCCTTTGATTACCCGTGAACAATTTATCAAAGCATCAAATAGTAAAAATATTGAACAAGATTTTGAAGGTCAAGATATAAATAAAGTTATAAATGATACAATCGTATATATTGCTACTGTTAAACTTGGTGATGAAATACTAAAGAATGCTACAAGTGAAATTGGGGATCTTGAAAAGCATGAAGGTATAGTTGTGAGAGATCCAAGTATTTACAGTAAACCATATAAAATCACTGGTAGTTTCATTATTAAAGGACTACAAAGTGGTTTTGGTAAATAAAATAAATACATATTTGTTATGAAAAGAGCACAAGGCAAGAGTAATCTTGAAATTATTAAAGATTACTTGGACGGTAATAGACCATTCGTTCAAGTAGGTTATGATTCAAATTTAGATAATGCTAAGCGTAAAGAAGGCGACGAGTGGGAAGATGGTCAAGGTCGTAAATGGATATGGAAAAATGGCGCCAAACGTAGAGTTCCAAGAAAGGCGACAATCATTAACACCAAAATATGTAAAGAATGTAATGCGGATGTTAGATGGGGTAATTATTTAGATGATCAAGTGTGGCCAAAAACTCAGTTGTGTTATGATTGTTTTATAAAAATTGAAACCCAAATGAAAATGGATGGAACTTGGGAATATTTTGATAAAATTAGAGATCTTAAAAATGAAAAATCATTGTTGATTGATTATAAAAAGAAGTTTGATGAAACTCTTGATTGGTGTAAAAACAATGAAAACAAACCACTTGAGTTTATTAATGAAGATGGTTCTATAGAGAAATGGGAAAACTCAGATGGTCTATTGAAGATAAAAGAAGACGTTATAAAAGATTTAGATGTTGTAAATGCCAGATTGGCTGAAATTGATGGGTTTATCACAGATCTGGAACAAAAATATGAGTCAGCAAAATCTAAGAGAAATAATAAAGCAGGAGTATAAAAAGTGTCTTGAGAATCCAATATACTTCATGAAGAAGTATGTAAAGATTCAACATCCAGTAAAAGGCACTTGTAACTTTGATTTATATGCTTTTCAAGAAGAAGCTCTTCAAGATTTGGTTGATAAAAATCTGAACATCATTTTGAAAAGTCGTCAGATGGGCATTTCTACACTGACAGCGGCATATAGTTTATGGTTGATGACATTTCATACTGATAAAAACATTTTGATCATCAGTATTACTCAAGAAACGGCAAAAGAAATCGTTACCAAGGTCAGATTTGCCAATGATAATCTTCCTACATGGTTAAAGGTTCCGTGTATTGAAGACAACAGATTGAGTTTAA